CAACCATCGATATTGAAAAAGTTAAAGCTGAAGCAGAACGTACAAAAAATAAGTTATTTTCCATGCTGTAATATCCGTAAGGACAGAGGATAGTTAATTACTTCCGATAACGTTAAATTATCGTAAGTAATGTACAGAATAGTACAAAATTGTTCAAATGGCTTAAACAAGCGCTTTTTTCCCTGATATTTATTGATTTGGTGCCAGATTTGGTCACATTGTACCACATTGTAACATTTATTTTTGACGTTTTTTTGACGAGCCGTAAATGGAAAATAGCCTGCCGTCCGTGATGGATAGCAGGCTGTTCCTTTTATTTATCGAACTTTAGGACGACTTTCTTGGCAAGGTCATTTATCTTAGTACGCCGTTGGTCGATTTCCTGGCGTTTTCGGTCCGGGTCCTTTTTCGGATCATTCCGGATAGCCTTGATTTCTTTATTGAGCTTCGATACCGAACTTACAGCGGTGTCGACTTGCTCCAATTCCTTCGGCTTATTCGAGGAAGACTTCTTGCCCTTGCGCTGTTTGCCAGCGTCTGAGCGTTCGTAGTCGTCGTTCATGTCTTTCTGAATTTCATACATGCGGTTGACGTATTCACTGTTTTGCCCGTTCTGACGAATAAACGAGCCAATGACCGGCATTTCATACCAATATTTAGCAGGTTCGGGCGGACGGCTGTTCCCGCGTACATAGCTAATCGGACCATTGAGCATATTAGCTATGAAACGGCCGGCGCTGCCGAACCATCCACTAATCCAGTTATCAATCGCAATCGGCGACAGCTTGATACTTTTAGCAATCCAGGTGTCACCAATCGCCTTGGCTAATTCACTCGTATAGCTGGTAAACTGCATTTCAGACGGAGCCTTTTGCAGGCTGGCGGGTACGAGGTTCCGGCCGGTCCAGAACGAATAGTTGGTCATCCATTCAATGAGCGGGCGGACGACAGCCGGATACAGGCTAGGCGTCATCGCTTCGGCGTACTGGCGCGCCCATTCTTTCATCCCGTGCGGGTCCGTGCCGGTCATCTGGTTTAAGACGGCTTCGATACCGGAGCCAAACAGGATGCCGACTTCCTGCGGCTTTGGGATGAGCAGATGCGTTCCGCCTGGCAGTGGGATGGCCCAGTTGGTATACTTCGTGTTTTCATCGAGTTCCTTGTACCAATCGTCGTCATGGTTGATAGCCCACAAGCCCAGCGACGGCAGGATAATACAAATAACGGTATTCAGAATGGCCCGCATGGGGTTATCTTTGAACGTTCGGATGAATTTATCCGTACCCTGAATCGTCGCATTGAAGAACGGCACGTACTTATTGACTATCTGGCCTTTCTTGCCATGGCGCGAGAAGTCGAGCGTGATTTCACGGGCCAGCTGGCCTGCCTGGTCGATGGACAAGCCCTGGTTGCGGGCGCGTCTGAATTCGCCGGCGCGGGTGCTGTCTTCGATGAGGTTGCCGAACTTTTCGTACTTGTGCCATGCATAGCTGATGAGCTGGCGGACCTGCTTCACGACAACCGGGTACGAGTCGTACTTATGGCCCAGTAGTTCTTTAGTGAGGTCACGACTGCTGTCCGCATCAGCCCGCATATACGTCGACATGCTGGCCCCGCTGGCGTGATATTCCGCGGAGAATTCCTTATCAAAGTGCAGTTTCCAGGCACCGCGTATATTGTCGACGAACGGCAGATAGAACCCAGTCTTGGAGTTTACCGTGGCCGACATGGTATCACGCAATAAGTTACGGACGATGAAGGACGGGCTGATAGTGGCCCCAGTCCGCAAGGTCTGCGCGATACTGCTTGCCATCTTAATCGTGAACCGGTTCGTTTGCGCGTCGTTATTCGTGAGTGCGTCGTAGATTTCCGGCGTCGTGCGGTATACGACTTGCTCCCCGTTCTGCCATACCGTGAAGGCAAAGGCCGTCGGGTCGGTGTGTTTCAATGTCGGGTCGCGGACGACGACGTCGCCCAGCCCGGCAAAATCCTGGCCCAGCTTGACGAATGTCTTGGCGACGTCGTTCCGTTCGCATTTGCTAATCATAGATACCGCCATCTGCGACAACGAGGTTATCGGGTCTAGGATAGGCCGCTTACCGCCGCCTTCGATACGCTTAATACCGTTGCTGACGTTAGCGTAGCCGCCGCCTTTATTGAATACGCCGATAGTACCTATCATCTCATCCATATCCGTGATACCGTCCGACATATCGCGATACATGGGGCAATAATGCTTATACTTGCGGAGCTTCCCAGCAAGGTCCTTGGAGATAAGGCCCTGCTGTTGGAGAATGTTGACGATATTCGTATTGATATCCCAGTACATCTGCGCTATCTTCTTGATGCTTTCGGGCGTATTCTGAATGATTTCCCGTGTCCCTTCTTCATCAAAACCGGCGGAACGGGCGTATGCGTCGTGGTAGTGCTTTTCAAGCTCTTCGGTACGCATAGCAATCAGATAGTTCCCCAATGCATCGTAGGCGTTCTCAGCGCCTGTTTTCGATACATCTTCTTTAGATACCTTATTAAGGGCGTCCATGATATCTTTCATGGTAACATTCTTCGTAATGGCGTGACCGTAAACCGTATTCAATACCTTATATGTGTCTTCGGTGCTTTTACCGCCAGTAAGGAACAACAATGCACGGCTGGAGGCCACGTTAAGAGCCATTTGTGCCTGTTTGTGGACGTCATAGTCATAGGCCAGCTTACGGCCCAGTTCAGCTTCTGCCCTGGCGACGACTTTAGCAAAGGCATGCTTGTCATCTACCCAGTTCGTGTAGAACTTATCGAAGTGCGTGCTCAGCCATTCTTTGGGATGCTTACGGAGCTGTACCTTTTCCCTTTCACGGGCGATACTGCCAGCGGCCCGCTCGGCAGCTGTCTGGCCTTGGTAGGTTTCGTTCAGCTGAATGACACGGTCAAGCTTTTCTTTAAGGTCTGGGTGTTTTTCCAGTCCTTCATCGAAAATCTTTGCGTAAGCCGGATAGGTTTCACGGGCCAGTTCTGGGTTGCGAATCATCATGGCCCCAAAGTCCATGACGGCGTTCTGCCGGGCCTGTGACGGGGTAAGCCGTTCGTTGACGCCGTTCATCTTGTTTTCGGCGGCGTTCTTATCTTGCCGGTCCAGGACTTTATTCGTCAATTCCAGATTGCCTTTCAGCTTCATGACGTTGTCGAGATGCAGGGCAAGGATGCGCCCATAGTTACTCAGGTTGAAATACCCCATACGGTTGAAGCCTGCATGGGCGTGACGGTCATATAAGTCGGTGGCCTGCGGACGGACGGCCTGCTTCTGGTCCGGGTCGAATTTGCTGGACTCTCTTAGCTCCTTCCGTTCTTTATCGGTAAGGCGGCTTCCTTCATAGATATGGACAATATCGTTGATAGCGTCGATAATGTCTTGCGGTTTGACCGGCGCTTCTTCCTGGTCATCCTGGCGGATAGCATAGCGCCGTTCGTTGTTATCGCGGGCGCCTTGTTCCCACACCTCGCCCGACTCAATCTGCCGGAAAACGTCATTTACGGTTTCTGCTCCGGTGAAGATTTTCTTCATCTTCGCGGCAAAGTCCTTGATTTTCTGGAACAGCTTACCCCATGCCGTGCCGCGTCCGTGCTTACGGGCTTCTACCCATTCGGCGTACTTGTCGGCGCGCTTTTCGGCGTCCGGGATAGCCTTCTTGATAGCGGATTTTTCACGGTCCGTCAAGACGGCGCCTTCCGCAAGGTGGTAGGCTTCATGGAATCCCGTGTTTTCACGACTACCCTGCGAGAGGGCCATATAAGCGTCCTTACCATGGAGCTGTGCGTAGCCTTCGACAATCACGTTGCCGTTATCATCGATATGGTGGTCTTTCTTCGCCTGCGCCAGTTCTTTGTCTGTCAAAAGGATTTCATTCTTCAAGTCAACGACGATATGGGACCCGTTCGGCATGGTGAAGGTCATGCGGTCGCCGTCTTCTAAGACGTTCGAGGCAGTCTTAAAGGCTTCCTTCATTTCGGCCTTGACGGCTTCCTTCGTCCGTGTGATAGTCTCGCCAGCGTCCCGGACGGAGTACTGCGTTTCGTCATTGGACTTGGTTTCCTGTGTATCTTCCGGCTTGGTTTCTTTCGTCGCGTTGCCACCTTCGAGCAACTGGTTTTCAATCGCCTTGTCGATTGCGGCTAATTCGCTAGTGACCTTTGCAAGCTTTTCCGTATACGGGTTTTTCTGCTCTACTATCTTCTTGTCATCACTGAGACGCGCTTTCAGCTTATCTACATGTTCTTTTTCGTCGGTCAGAACACGAGGGAGCGCCCTCAACGTGTTTTCCATACCTGCGACGGAGCCAGTCAGTACGTCGTAAGAGAAATTGCCGACGAGCTGATATTTAGCAACGCCGCTAACAGGAATCCAGCCGTTTATCCTTAAACCACCAATTTCACCAATTGTCGTTGGCGTGTTCTTGAATTTCTTCGCGGCCTTTTCCAGTGCTGCCGTTGCGTCCTTACGTTTGGTGTAGGTATGCCCCATTATCTTCATGACAAAGTTATCGCCGGACGTATCTTTCAGCGCTTTGATATCGCTTTCGATAAGCTCAACTCTATGCTCTGCTGCTTCGATTTTCTTTGGCAGGCTTTCCATGTCATACTCTGCATCACGCACCTGGTATGCAAACTGTCTCGACGCATTGGTAAGCTTGGTCAATTCGCCTTTTATCGTCAAACGTTTCTTAATGAGCGGATTACCTGTTGCCGCATTTTCTACGTCGGCGTAGGAAAGTGTGACCATATCGGCATCTTCTACGACGCGAACGCCCGTGTTCTTACTCATTGCCTGCGCGATGATGGACGCTTTGTTTTTGAGCTTTTCCCACATATTGGCGTCAAAACTGTCTTTAATGACGTAGTTGAAAATCTCTACTTCGTCGTTCAAGTTGCCTTGACGGAGAATACGGCCGTGACGCTGTTCGAGGTCGCGCGGACGCCATGGAGCGTCGAGATCATGTAAGGCTACAAGGTGGTGCTGGCAGTTCGTGCCTGCCCCCATCTTACTGGTCGAGCCAATGAGGATACGGATTTCGCCGTTGTCTACTTTCTCGAAAAGTTCTCTCTGCTGGTCTTTGTTTTTGGCGCTTTGGACAAATGCGATTTGGTCGGACGGGATACCGCGTTCCCTTAACGCCTGCATCAGACGGGCGTATACTTCACCGTTTTCCTTTTCGGCATCGTCGGCGGCATCGTCCTCTGTATCGTTGTTTTTGGCCTTTTCGTTTTCGGCTTTCGGGATACCGTAATCGCAGAATACGAGCTGAGCGCCCTTGACGTCGGTCGTCTTATTGAACACATCGGCGATATTGTCGGCACATGCGTTTATTTTGGCGTCGGTCATGGTCGTGTGACGCAAGTCGTTCGTGAGCGACAACATGTTGTCCGCGCCTTTCTTCATCTTGAACGCATTGGCCTTAATATTCGCGATACGTTTCGGTACTTCCGTCTTGATGTAATTTACAATGGCCGGGTCGGCATCCAGTGCAATGGTCGTTGGCTTGCCGTTCTTGAGTTTCGGGATATTAAGATGTAATTCGTCCTGCGTCTTGATATCGGCAAAACTACGGAACATGGTAGTCAGTTCGGCCATGTTGATGAAATTCTTGACTCTATTGACTTTACGGAATCCGTCGCCGCTTGGCTTTCTTTCAATGCCCGTGCCGATTTCGGCGAACGTACGAATCCAACTGTCAAACAGGTTTACGCCGTGTTCTTTGAGCATTTTCGGCACTAAGTACCGACTCATGGTGTAGAGTTCTGCAATGGTATTTGAGATAGGCGTCCCGGTTGCGAATACGACGCCGCGCCCGTTGCGTGTTTCTGTGAGCCACTGTGTTTTGAGGAACATATCCTGTGAACGGTTAGCGTCGGAATTAGTGAGGCCGGATACGCCGCCGATAGACGTTTCATAGTGCAGATTCTTGAACAGGTCGGCTTCATCGACAAAGATTTGGTCAATACCCAGTTCTTCGAACGGAATTCCAATATCCTTAATATCATCGTCCAGTGCTTCGTTCAGCTTTTCTTTCAGCGTTTCCTTACGGGCTTCGAGATTACTTTTATCTCGCTTACTCATATTTCCGTCTTTGGCTTCTTTAACAGTCTGCTCAAGAATGTCGAGCTGTTGTTGGATGTATTTTGCTTTGGTTTCCAGCGATACCGGCAGGCGTTCAAACATAGTGTGGGACATGATAATGCCGTCCCAGTCTTCCGTCTGAATCCTTGCCAGTGCGCGGTTTCTGGCCGCTCTGCTTTCATCCAGTTTCTTCTGTTCTTCCTTCGTCAGTTCATCACGCCGCAACTTGCGCTTCTTCTTACGTCCGTCTTCTGTCTTTTCTTCGACGGTCATTTTCTTTACGGCAGGCAGGTCATCGCCACTCTTAATGACTAGTAATTTAGCTTCGGGGCACAACTGTCTGAATTCGTCTGCAAACTGCTTGACGACGTTATTAGGTACACAATAAAGTGGCTTATTGGCAATGCCCAAACGGCGCATTTCCATACCTGCGGCCTGCATTTCCCATGTTTTGCCAGCGCCGACACAATGGGCAACTAGAGTGTTCCCACTAGTGAGCATCCGCCATACGGCGTCTTTTTGATGTGGGCGCAATGCGATTTCCGGGTTAATCCACGGGAAAGTCAAATGCGAACCGTCATATTCACGAAGAACCGTATTGTTGAAGTTGTCGTTATAGTACCTGGCCAGGCGTTTCGCACGATCCTTGTCACTCCATAACCAACGTCTAAAGTCTTCACGCAGGCGGTCGGCCGTTGCGTTTGCCGCGTCCGTTGCTTCACGGTCGACGACGTTATCTTTTTTGGCCCCTTTGTAAATGGTGATAGCCTTATTGTTCAGTACTGCTTCCAGTAGTTTGGAGAATTCAATACCGTTTGCCCTGTATTGTGCGCTGGAATCCCATCCCGATACAGTCCACTTCGCAAGCGTGGGATAGTATTCAACGTCGAGGCCCCTGTTGGTAATGGAATCGACAAACGCCTGGACGTCGCTAGGCGGTACCCACGGCGAACCGAGGTTGACCATGATTTCTTCCGGCACGAGGTCTTTAGGAATGACTTTTTTTAGCTCATCGACGTTCCGCTGGTACGTGGAATCCTTTACCGCTGCTGTCACGGCCTGCGAATACTTTTCACGCACATTACCGGATAAGTATTCGTCACGCGCTACGTAGTCTTCCGTTACGGGGTCTTTGAATATCTTGCTTCCCAGTGCTTTAGCAATGACTTCCGGCTTTTCGCCGCCGAGCAACTGGCTCATATAGTCCATATCGACATAGCCCTTGTTCTGTAACGAGGCAATAAGCGCGTCGTCCGGCTTATCGGCTTTTGTGATTTGGACTTTCGGGTTCATGGTACGCATGGTGAATACGTCTGCTTTGTCGGCGTGAGACAGCACTTTCTTGTTCCCTTTTTTGGCGAATTGCAGGTTCCGTTCCAGTGCAAGCACCATGCCTGCGTCCGGGTCTTGAATGAACGCGCGTGTTACTAACGGGTCGTTCAGATAGCCGTTTTTCTTGACAAATGCGTCGTAGTCCTTGTTCAGCTTTTTGCGCAGAATGGCCAGCTGCTTATCCGTCGCCTTTACGTCGCGTTGTGCCGTATAAAGGGCGTTAAGGTCTTTCTTGATAGCGATATAACCTTTGATACGCTGCGCTACCTTCCCTGTCTTGGCAATATCCAGTTTTACATCCTTGTCATACTGGTACTGGTAGATTTCGCCGTTTTCGATGTGGTATTCGCCGTCACGGTATGTCTTTTCTTTCACGGCCTTTTTGTTGACGATTTGCGGATTGAATCGCGGTTCGTTGCTACGGTTGATAGGTTGATAGACGTCTTTGGGCAAACGGTTAAAGCCTTTTTCAAGCAATTCAGCTACGTCAGTATCGGCTTTTTTCGTTACCTTCATGACGGTATTACCAAACTGATCCCGGCCTGTGCCATAATCGCCTAAGATATTATCTTCGTGCTTTTTGAAATACTCGTTGACGGCGTACTGGTTGTACATGTTCAGTCCGCCACTTTCGATTTCAACGAAACTGTTGGCGTACTTCGACGGCTGTTTGTCCTTGTCACGCTTACGGAAGACAACGACGTCGGTCGCAACGTCCGTGCCTGCATCCGTGAACGTGCCGGACGGCAGTTTAAACGCGCCAATAAGGTCTGCTTCACCTGCGAGATAGTGACGCATCCGGGCCGCGTCGGTACGTCCCGTCAGTGAGCCTTGCGATGTGATGAATACCATAAGGCCACCGGGTCGAACCTTATCAATGCCATTTGCAAAGAAGAAATTGTGTATCTGATAGCCCTGTACCTTGACCTGGCTAAACGGGATATTGGAGATAACTAAGTCGAAGTAGTTGTCACCTACTACGGCACGCTGGAACGGTGCATTTTCGACGGCCGCACTAGGATAAAGCATCTTAGCGAAACGGGCGGTCAAGTTATCCATTTCCACGCCGTACAGTTGGGAATCTTTGCGCATACTCTGCGGCATGTTGCCGAAGAAGTTACCAGTCCCCATAGACGGGTCGAGTACGCGCCCATGTGTAAAGCCGAGATGTTTGACGCCTTTCCATATTGCCTTAACAATCGGTGCCGGAGTATAGAAAGCATCGAGACTGCTTGCTTGTGCGGCCTTGTATTCTTCATCCGTCAACAGTTCGCGCAATTCTTTGTTTTCCGGCGTACCTTCTTTAAAGGCATCCTTCAAGCCGCCCCATCCGTTGTATTCGCCCAATACTTTTTGTTCGGTCGGCGTCGGCATCCTGTCTTCTGCTTCGAGTTGTTTCAGCAGCTTAATAGCTTTGGCATTCTGCTTATATCTGCTCTTTTCGTCCTTGGGCTGCGATTTGTTACCAATGGTGTAATCGTGGCCCGGCGTTTCTTCTGCGAACGGTTTGGCCTGTGCAGGCGTTAACGGAATAGACTGTTTATTTCCTCGTTCACCAGTTCCCGCGCTGTCATCCTTGCCCACGCCAGTTCTTGCTGGTACTGTTCCGGCGGCGTGTCCTTCGGAATCCGACTGATTTCCACTTGTTCGTATTCCTTCTGCTTCTTGTCCATCGTGTCCAGGAATCGTTCCAGCTTTTCCACTGTCGTTTCCTTCGCTTGTTTCGGCTTCCACGCTTTCAAGTCTTCCATTAGCATCATTGCTCTTTCCCTGTTCTTGCCCATCGTTACCGACTCCTTCCTTAGCTTCTTTCATATGCGTTCTTGCATCTCTAATAATGCTGTCGGCATATTTATCAAGCATTTCATTTTTGTATGCATCCGTAACGATACGACCCGAAGAATAAAGGCCTTTCGCTACATTGAGCCTACCGCGAAGTCCGGCAATTTCATTCTTTGTGAGTTCCTTGCCTTGCACTTCTTCGGCGATTTCCTGCATTTTATCATATGCTTTCTTGAAGTCTTCTTCTTCATTATCTACCTTTGGCGCCGTTTCGGCAACGGGTTTTTCTGGCATTTCTTTCAACTTCCACCCGTTAGGTAGTTTACCGTCCCTTTGCATTATTTCTTTACGCCGCTTATCGACACGAGCAATATCCTGCTTCATGGTTTCGATAGCGCTTTCTATATCTTGGTGACGCCAGTTGTGTGGTGTGGAATCAAGACGTTTGTCTGTTCTTTCCTCTTTGCCAATCTTGTCGAGTTCGGCGTTCACTTCGTCCTTCGTGAGTTTGCCGTGGTCGTATTGGTCTTGCAGGTCGTCGATACGCTTACTATACTCTTTCGACGCTGCATCTGCTTCTTCCCTAGTTGGTGCTTCTTTTTTCACCTTGTCGTCGGGAATCGTGGTGACGATGACATGATCCTTGAGGAATTTTTCGGGCGTTTCCTTCTGCGCTTTCTTTTCCGCACGCTTCCTAGACGCTTCGACGCTCATCTTGTTAGCAACGGCCATTGCGTCATTGACCATACTATTTACCTTCGTCCGTTCTTCACTGGTCAACTGTTGGTCAGTCTTGACGAGCGACATGTCATCAAACGTTCCGTAAGTAGCATGGGCGGCATCCATCAAGACTTGTTTCAGTTTGTCCTGTGCCTGTTTCGGCGTGAGTTCCTTCGTCTGTAACTTATGGGAAAGGTCGTCAATGACTTTTCTGAACGGTTCGATGCGGGAAGTATGTACTTTCGGTGCTTCCTGTTCCTGCTGTTCGGCCTGCTTGCGCAGATAGCGATAGTATTCAACGGCCACTTTCGGGACTTTCGTACCGTCGATGTAGGTCTTACCATTGCGTACTTCAATATCATGCTTGCCGTTGCTACGGGCCATTACTTCCATGGTATGTTTCAGCGTGATGATTCCTTCTGCATTACCGAATGGATTGTGCTTGATATTGAGCGACGAACGAATCATCTTCTGAACGACTTCTTTTTTACCGTCGAGGAATCCGTGATAATCGTCTTCGCCGCTAGTGGCTTCTTTCTTCGTTTCCGTTGTCGGCTTTTTGGCGGTTTCTTTTACTTCTTTTTGTACGTTACTTTCGGCACCTTTTTCGGCATCGGCACTTTCCGTGTCTTTACTTTCAGCTTGTTGAGGTTTGGTGTTGACATTGTTACCTTTGTTTTCTTCATGCTTGACTTCCCCTTTCTTTTCTTCCACCTTTTCCTTTTGGGGCGTTTCTTTCGGTGTCTCCGTGTTGTTTGTCGTCGGCTTTTCTTTCGGCGCTTCTACGGCCTTTGTAGGCGCTTTTTCGGCAAACTGTTCTTTCAGCGTCTTCCCTGTCGCCTGTTCATAAAGATTTGTGAGGCCCTTCGTGAGGTCGTCGTAAACTTCCTGTATTTCCGGGCTTTCTTTATGTTTCGTGCGCCATTCTTCGACGCTTGCATTACCGCCGAACTTCATACGGAGCCGTTCAACGTGGGCGCCGTATGTATTCTTGGCGATATTGCGGATAATGCCGCGTGCCTCTTCTTCCGTCTTGGCTTTGGCAATGGCCTTTTGAATTTTGGCTACATCGAATTGCATATCACCGTCGTACATGCTCATATCGGCTTCACGGATATTGATTTTTCCCTTGTCATTGAGTTCGCCACTCCAATGATATCCACGCATACCCCATTTGTATTGAGCCTTGGGAGCCTTTTTAGGCGCCGTTTGTGTCGGCGTGGGTGTATTTACCTGCGCAGCAGGTTTTGGAGCCTGTACGGCCTGTTGGGAAGGATTAGCAGGCGACGGCGTTGTTACGGTTGCGTTCGAGGTCGTGGAGTTGGCTTTTGCCTGTTCCTGTGCCTGCTGCAATTGGTCTGCAAGCTGTGCCTGCTGTTCATCCGTGCCATGTCTGAATGTTTCCATATAGCCCTTGAATTTCGGGTCGTTTCTGTCGTAATCAGCGAGGATGTTACCTAAACGAGCGTGAGGACTCTTCATGAAACGTGCGGCCGGCCCGACGTCACTAGTACCATCGACAATGGGAAGGTCTTCCTTCTTCTGTGTCTTAATTTTCGGCGCCGTGGTCTTCTGCATGGCTTTCTTTACGGCCGCGTCGATTTCGTCCTTATAGTTGGTCTTGATGTAGTCGCGGTTTTCGGGCGTATCAATGAATTTGTCGTTGCCGTTGCCATCCTTTGTGAACATGTCATCGAGGGTATTGATTTCGTCAATGTTACTGGAGGTATCACGGATAGTCTGGGCAACGTCCGGAATGACGGCGTCCTGCGTGCTCTGCTGGGATTCTTCGGCCTGCTTCTGGGCGTTCTCTGCGTCTTCTTGGGCTTCCTGTGCCGTCTTTTCGGCGGAGTCGTCGTTCATGATTTCATTCATGGCCTGGTCGCTCTGGGCTTGAATCCTATCCATGTCGCTCTTAGCTTCCTGCGCGGCTTGGTCAAGTTCACGGTCTAATTGCCCGTCGTCGCTGGTAATCTTCCCGGTAACTGCGCCCGATGTGCCGCCGGGTACGGGGCCGCCGTGGTCGGTGAAGTGTACATTACCGCCATCCGTCGTTTCTACAGGGTGCGAAAATTCATCAAGCCCTTTAAGGCCGTACTTTTCCCCTTGCTGTACAAGCCAGTCACGGGCGTCCGGATTCTGTTCCAGGAAGTCGTCCGAGAAGTCAAAGGCGTGTCCTTCGTCGTGATAAGAAGAACCATCACCGTTACGTTTCAAGGACGTAACTAACAGGCGATGCCCGTACTTCTGATAGAAGTCGCGGGCCAGGAGATTCATTTTCGCCATGGTATTCGGATCCATTCCGTCTACCTGCGGGTTCATGGCTTCGCTTAAATCATAGAACGCCTCACTGGGAGCCTCTACATTACCACTACCACCAATATCACCGATACTGTCATAAGCGGCCTGCACCTTTGGAATGTAATCCGGGTCACCGCCTGCGTTATAGTGTTCGACGCCAGCCCATTCGTCACCGCCTTTTTCTGCGGTCTTCGCTTTCAAGACTTCAATGCCTGCCATGGCATTTTGATAAGGGTCGGTTTTCCATTGGGGATACTTCTTATCTACGCCATAGGCGTCGGCCGTCGCGTCTTCGATTTGCATAAGGTTCGAGCTGGTAGCACCAATGGCATTAACATCACCACCGCCAGTTTCAACGGCGGCCATGGCAAGAATCTTGCGCGGGTCTTCGCCGGAATCATTGGCAGCTTGAATGATTGCGTTGATTTTTTCGTTGTCAGTGTTCGGGGCCATGCTTCCGCCGCTTCTTGCCGGGCGGTTCTTGGCTTCCTGTTCGGCCGTGGCTTTTTCGGTCGCAATAACGGTATCATACGCATGTTGCACTTCTTCCGGCGTACCGTTACGCAATACCCCTATGAGCCAGTTGAAATTCTTTTCGCCGCCGATTTGCTCAACCGTATTGTTATCGAGGAAGTTCTCGATTTCCTGTTTCTGGTCATAGGTTTCATAATCCTTATAAGCTTCTGTAGCGGCGTCATCCGTGCTTTCCTGGGAGCCTTCTTGCGATTGCTGGAACGATTCAAGCGACGACGCGGCCTGCTTGATGAGGTCGGGATTCCCGCTATTGGCTAATTCGATATAGGCATTATACGCCGCATTGCTCATGCCTGCTGGTTTGCCGTGGCTGAGTGTATCTTTGATACCCTGTGCCTGTTCCTGGGATTCTGCACTAAGTGGGGCTTGTTTGGCTTCGGGATGGAATCCGGCCGCTACGTTGCCAGGGACGCCCATCAAGGCGCCGCCGACAAAACCACCGCGGGCCGATTCCCAATCCTCATTGGTCCAGGTGAAGGGGTTATACCATCCGCCGTCACGTTTGCCTTCTACGTCGTTTTCCAAGGCGTTCTGCGCGCCTTCCTGGTAGCCTTCCGTAAGGCCGCTGGCCCCTGCCAACATGCCGGTACGGGCCGCGCCTTTGGCGATGCTTTTTGCCATACCTTCCCCGGCGCTACGGCCTAACAGTCCGGTCGCAATCCCCTTGCCGCCTTTCATGACGCCTAATTCAAGAGGTACCGTGAAGGTATCGAGGGCCATGTTCTTGAAGAACATAGGAATGGCCCGGCGCCGTGCTTCATCTTCACTCATACCGTCCTGCATCATGTCGTTGACGACAGTCCCGTATTCAGACAGGGAGTCCGCCAGGGACGAGATAGGCGAACGGACAGTATCCGCAATGAGGGCCTGCCCGGCTTCCGACATGGCAAGGCGCCCTAACCCGGCACGGGACAAGGCAGACGTCAAGGCCCGCGTGCCACCTGCGACGGCGGCGCCCGGCATGAGGGCCGACAGTGCCATGATAGGCACGGTCGAGCCGATACCGGAACCAACGTCGGTAGCGAACTTATTCGTGTTTAGGAAATAGCTGTCGCCGTATTCGTTGTTCCACTGGTCACGATAGTTCTGCATTCCTTCTTCGGCACGCTGTACATTCGTCAAGATACCATTGCCACCGCCGACGGCGTTCTGGATACCGCCGACGACATTAGCCAGGCCTTCGTCTGCCGCAACGACTCCGCCGTACAGACGCGGCCAGTTAGCCGCCATGTAGTCGGCAGAATCCTTCATGCGTTCATCACGGACGCTTTCGTCTTCGAGTTCCCCGAACTGCCCACTGGCAACAGGTGTACCCGGGATATCCGAGTACACGCTGTCGTCGAGGGGGCGAGGGGTATAATTAGGTGCAATGACAGTACCCATGCCCTGGAAGGGGTGTTCGAGGAAATTCTTGGCGGCGCTCAATATGCCAGACGCCGAATAGCCGGAATCCTCAGAAGAAGTATCCTGTTGCGTATCGTCGTCGTTACCTTTGTCTTTATATACGCCAGCGTCCCAAGCCGCCTTATCAAGATAGTTGAGTGCCATATTTACCTCCTATTCATAATCTGGGTGCAAACCATAGGTAGCAAAGGAAATATCTCCTCCACCGTCTGCTAATATCTGGTTGATTTGGTCAGCCCAATCCCCACATTTTTGTTTAATGATATCTTCCATTTCAAACATGCTATACTTATTGCCCATCTTCGCATTTTGTTCAAGAAGGGCCGTGGCATTATGCCAAGCATTTTCTTCTGAATCCGGTTCTTTTAGCCCTTCACCGAATTTGTTATTAATGACTTGAATAGCATCTTGATATGCATTGTAATACGGGCTATTTGATTCCTGGTAATCGTCATCTCCTTTATGGTCGTTTACCCATTTGTTATGCAATTCAATGACGCTCTTAGCATCTGAAAGTTTAATATCTCCAGAACCACCGCCGGAGCCGCTTTTGCCGGATCCGTTAGGACCGTATTTACTGGTTATGAACTTCGTTCGGTTATTATTGTCATTTTCGCGGGCTTTTTCGGTGATAGTTACATTAGTTTTCCAGGTGTCGTGTTTTAGCCGTTCCTTCAACTGACTGTCAGCAATCTTGCCGCGCGTTACGATTTGACCAAGGGTATATTTATTTTGCAAGCCCATGTTATATACTTTATTCTGCTGTGCCGTGGCCGCGCGTTCTTTCGCATCGGCCGTTGCGTAGTAGTTCAAGCCGTTCGGCAAGGTTGCCAGCATCTGCGCCGACAGTTGCGGGTTATACTGGGCCATGCTCTGGGCAATCGTGGCGGCGGTATCATACTGGCCGTTCATAGCTGCCTGGTAATATAAAGGATACAGTGCGCTGGTCTGATAGTCGTTATGCTGCTGTTCTTCGGCCTGCCATACCGGTCTGTACTGTTCGAGCGTAGAGTTCACTACATCAATCGGCATGTCGTGCTGGATGGCCCAATGGACAAAGTCAGACTCGTTCTTTTGTGCGTCAATGTGTTTCGGGTGGCCGCCGCTCATATCCGTTTCAAGGCTCTGCTCTACCTGGTCGAACGGGCGGATATTATACCGTGGCAGGTTATCCAATGCGGCCTGCCATTCCTTCTTCTTGTTTGCGTCCTTTTCATTATCATACAAAGTCTTAGTGGCCATGTAATAGGGATTATCGCTACGGAGCATATACGCCGGGGTATTGTTGAGCTTATCCATGAGTGCCTGCTTCTTCGTCGGGTCAGTTTCCTTGTTGTATTGGTCAAGCAGTTCCTTATAGTGCGGATTGTCAATCTGCGTTTCGCCAGGGAAGAGCCGGTCCATTAATTTCTGCGGGTCGTTTGGGAATATGCCGGTATCGGTCTGTGCGGCTGTGGTCTGGGGAGCGCTTACCTGCTGGCCTGGCGTGATTGTGACATTGGCCTGCGGGGTCTGCGTAGCCGCCTGCGTGTTGGCCTGTGCGGTCGGCTGTGCATCGACCTGCGTCGTTGCATCCACGGACTGAATCGGTCCTTCTGCAGGCCGTATCGGTGCCGGTTCTTCCTTGATAGGCTGATTGTCTATGGGCTTAATCGGCTGGTTGTCCACGGGCTGGATAGGCTGTACATCCTTTATCGGGGCTTCATCTGTGGGCTGTGCTTCCATGGCATGGACGGCCGGTACAGGCTTATCGCCTGCATCCTTATTGATTTGGTCGGCGTACTTCTTCGCGTCCTTCTGATTATCGAACACGCCCAACGTATTCCCGGTTTCATAGAAGTTGTACGCCGTCTGGTTTTCGTCGAGTGCCTTCCCGTCGGCCCCCGTCGCTGGCAGGATGTAGTGTTTACCGTCGATTTCGGTCACGCGCACTTTCGGGAGGCCGTTACGGGTATCCACGTTACCCAGCGCAATCATGCCGGGTACTGTGGTCTGTGCCGACGGGATTGTAGCGGGCGACGCGTCGGCGACGTCACCACCGCTTTTTAAATTCCATGTATAGAATTTGCTATTCGGGTCGTTATTGTTCAAATTAAAGCCACTCATGATCAGACTGCCGTTAATTGGATTGCCTAACCTGCCGGTGATGGCCGGGATGTAGCTATTGGATTTCGACGGTACATCGACGTTGGCGGTCGGCAGGACGCCCATGCTCTGCGCTACGGTCGCCTGCGGATTCTTCGCGGCGGCCTTTGCGGCGTCATCAGCGGCCATTTTCTGCAAGGCATTGAAGTCAAAGAGGCCCTGCCCCTGGCCTGCCTTACTCTGGTTGTTGAGGTAGTCCGCGAACGAGATATTGCCAATCATGTTGCCGTCGGCGTCGGTCGCCGTAGGATAATAATTCCCAAGGTTATTGGCCGCGTACATCGACGGCAGGAAGGTCGGCGTCTGGTAATTGATGGCGCCGGTATCGGTATTGTAATTCAAGCGGCCGTTTACGCCTTGCAGGTTCGCCAGGAAGTTGTCAGACACCTGCGCGGGGTTCGCGCCAAAACCGCTATACGCATTACCGACGGCGGCGGTCTTGCCGTCTGCCAAGGTGGGGGTCGAGCTGGTATCATACAGCGGTACGTTGTCCGGCATGGATACCGGGTTATCCTGTCTGAAAAGCATCTGGTCGGCTTCCTTCTGCTTGCGGTTCAAGATGTTCGCGCCGACGGCGTTGCCAAGGAGCATCCCAAGGGCAAAACGCGGGTCCTGGAATGCGTACTGTGCAAAATTCAGCTGCGGCAACGCCTGCGTAGTGAACGGAGCCGAATACTGCCGTGGCGCATAGTTCTGGCTGATATTATCTTCGATATAGTTGTATTTCGATTTGGCTGCCATTAGTTATCCTCCTTTACCCAGTTGTCGGTACTGCCGCCTTTGGCGATGAAGCCGTCTGCATAGTAGTTGTTGTCCCCGGAAACGTGCAGATCATATACTTTCCGTTCACCGGAGTAAACCATATTGACGACTTTCCCGCGGCCTTTGAGGTTCGTCCCCAGGGTCATGTTGCCGATTTCGACGAATCCTTTGTCTTCCGTGAGGAGCGGCTGTGTCGTCGTCGCCATGACATAATGGGTATCTATGCCGTCCTTACATACGAGGTTCCATACGTCGTTATAGTGCGGTTCCATGGTATGTAGGACCGTTTCTTCGGATTCTGTGCCGTCTTCGTGCGGGCAAAGCACCTTGTCGCCGACTTTGACGTCGGTAATCGGTACTTCGGGCCCATCTGCCAGGCGTACTTTCGTTTCCGGTGCAAAACAGAAGATGGCCCCAGCATTGCTGGCAAGGCCGGTGAGGATACCCCCGAACAGGCCGCCACCGCTGGTCTTCTGTGTTGTGGTCGTCGTGCCCTTGCCTGCCAGTGCGCCCAATGCGCCCGTTGTCGAGCCATTGAGGCCCAAAGAGGCGTTCCAAAGATTGATGGCCGGTTGCTGTGCGCCTTCCTGTGCGGCCGCCGCTGTGGCAATCGGCTGGCCTGCGGCGTCGATGTTCTGGCCGTAGATATTCGCCAACTGCGATACCGTATTCTGCCAATTCTGTGCCATGGCGTCGCTGGCGCTGTCGCTAATGCCTCTAAGGCCGGTATCCATGACGGAGCTGTTCACTACGCCACGGGCGCCCATGTCCTGTAAGAGGTTGCCCATAGAGCCTTGCACGCCTTTCTGGATACTGGCTTCCATAGCGTCCTGGTAGGCTGTCGGTATCTGCCCTTGTGCCAGTCCTCTGAGGCCCTGCTGTCCCCATTTTATTTGGTCCAGGGCATTGTTCATGAGGTCATTGTAATCCGCCTGTGTACTACCCAAAGAGCCGTACAGCAGGTTCGCGGCGGTGTCGTTCAGTTTCTTCGCGTTCGGCATGACGTATTTCGAGTATTCCAGAGCCTGCTGTTGCAAAGCCTTTTCTTCGGCCGACGGGGTGTAGGTCTGAGACGAGCTGCTGGACTTACTTTTCTTCCCCATTTAATCACTCCCTTTCATTCGCATTTTTCCACGGCTTGTACGGCCGTCTGAGTTCATTGGTAACGTAATAATCCATCGTGCCGTCGTCGTTCTCTTTCGGGGTGCAGATGACTTCACGCCCCTGCTTATCCTTGCAGATATAGCGGTGTACGCCGTTGGTATCAAAGTCCTGCATGATTTTCCAGCCCCACAAACGGATATATGGCTTAATGGGCAGGATGCAGATGGTAATGATACGGTCGTAGCCGAATTGCAGGCCCATACATTCCAGGGCGTCGCGCCAGAAATGAGCGTCGTTACAGAGGTTCCAGCAAAGGATAGCCCTGCTTTCCGGCACGGGCTTCCACTGGCAGAATCCCCGGTCTGGCAGATACCACATAGTGAATCCCGGCAGGGCCTGGAAAGTATCGCCTGTCTTTTCCTCGTATATCCTTATCCATTCACTTAATTCCTTGCTTTCCATTCTATCACTCCTAAAGGTCTGCAATTTCTAGAATAATATGATCCACCGTGAACCGGTCGTTCGATTTTACGGTAATGTCCAGGCAATCCGTCGAGTGGTTGCACCGGAACTTATTGCGATCTGCCGTGGGGACTGTCACATCCAGGGCGCCGTCGATGAATTCCGCCTGGCCTGCATAATCGGCCGTGAACTTCGTATCGACGCTCTTTAGGAGCATTCGTTCACTGCTGATAGTGGCTTTCGGCTTAAGGATGTACTCGATAGGCCGGCCGTCGTCATCGAGATACTGCGAATCCCAGGCGTACAGCTTGCCGCCGCTGGCTACGATGATAGTGGACGTCGTTTCTACAATGCTGTCTATCGGCACATTGAATTTAAGCGTAGTTGCACTGCCCAGGAGATAGTTATAGGCCACAAAGTACTTATAATCAATCGTCGGGCGAATGAGTATCATACAATGCCGTTGCAGATGGTAGAAACGCGGTTCATACATGCCGTCCGTCAACAAAGCATTGAATTTGTCGCCTATATCGGACGACTGGATGTTCCCATATTCCATGACGGCTGATAAGGTCTTTAGGCCGCGTATGGACTGGAATATGACAGAACTGCCGATATTGACGGCACATCTCGTGCCTGCAATGTCGGTGTTGTTGGCAATCTCCGTCACCTGCCAGTTAGAAGGTTCTGCATCCCCGGATAGCTGATAGATTTTCCCGTTGGTCTTGATGAAAATGATATCGGTCGCAAGGGGGACGATGGCAGCTATATCGCCGCTGTCGCCGTAGCCGACGTCTAACCACTGTTCCTTATCGGCCCGGTTCGTATCTTCGGCCCAGTCCGTCCCGTCGCCGACGCCGGACAGGTAGAAGCCGTCCGTACCGTCCATAGATACCGCAATCCTAGAGAACCGCTGGAACACGATATTACACGTCGGGCTGTCCTGAACTGCAGTCAGCTGGCCGTTCTGCGTATAGTCGTAATACTGGAGTTTACCGCCGCTGGCAATCCATACCTTATCCATGAATTTCGCACAAACGGGGTCGTAGCTCCCTTCCAGGTCGCCGATATATTCCGGGGTCTGGCCGATGATGTACTTATAGGCTTTATTATGGTTCGTGAAAACCAGTAATAAATTGGTGTCTACGTCATACCACATATCGCGCACGCTCTCGTTCCCGTCCATGGTATAAAGCAGGCCCAGCCCATCACGGCCCGTCAGGCGTTTACTGTCGCGCGAATAGATGTAATTCTGTGCTATCTGTAAATCCGACGCGTCGATTTGTTCCGGGGCCTGCGATACATTTACACCACCGACGAGGGATGAGAAGACGACGGACTGTGTCTGATGTTTGTTCAGTCTCATCATGTTCTCTCCCTACTTCGCGATACAGCCAATAAGAAGGACGCCGGCCGCCACGGCCCACGTATCCCGTTGCCGGGTCAGTCTGGCTTCCTTCTTAGTCATGGAGTTGATTTGCTCTGTCAATGTCGCTAAGGATTGACTCTGCCTGTTCAAGGCTTCGCTGGCTTGACTCAATGAGCTGTCGGCTGTCGTCAATGACTGCCTTGTTGTCGTCAACTGTTCTTTCGCTTGCGTCAATTGATTCTGCAAGGCTGTCGAGTTGCTGTCCAGCCTGTCTAATCTGTTCTGTAGCTGTACCAATGTTCTCTCTTGCTCTCTGATTGTCGTCTTTAACTGATTGTACTGTTCGAGTGACATCTGCACTGTCTTCACGGGCGCGGCTGTCGTAGTATCGGCACAAAAGCCAGCCAAAGGCGAGCACAAGGACAAGGACAACGCAAGACACAATAAGGGTCTTTTTATTTTCGGCAATCTTATCAACCTCCTCTTTCAGTTGCGGAAGATACAAAATGGACCACCTCCTATAAACGCGACAATGCATCATGCATTTCACTGTCAAAACGGTTGTTCAAGCTGTCCCGGAGCGACGAACTGTTCCATTCCGGGGTCTTGCATACGCTGTATACGGCTACGATGAAGTCATAGTCGTATTCCGGGGAGTCGATGTAGCTCAAATTCGGATAGCCGTCATAGTTGCCGGTCTGCGCGTTGAACATGCTGTGAACGGCTTCGGTCCACATGTCGAGGATGTTCCCGACACCGTACTGCACGGCACGGCTCCATACGACGTCCCGGAGAACGTCGTGGTGATTCTCGATATGCCAATAGTTGTCTGCCAGAATCTGTACAGCCGGGTCATAGTACGCCGCTTTGACGTACTCATGCTGTGCTTGTGCAAATCCGTCGCTGTCGCCGGCGGCAATGTTACGCCATGCCTCATCAAAACTGTCACTGCATAACGGATATGCGTTGAGCTGTTCACCATACTGCGGGTAGTTGTCATTCAGCCAGCTGACGAACTGGCCCAGACTGCCAGCGTTGGAACTAAACTGATATGTCCCATAGGATTTTCCGCCGGGGTCGCCGTAACCGTCGCTGATGCAGGCCGGGTCGCCGTTGCTTTCGTACTGTGCGCTTAATTCTCCTAACATAGTCATCATCCTTTCGTTTTTTCTGTGCTATTTGCCGCTGTAGGCGCGTTTTGCGGTTGTACCGGCATTACGTGTGGCGCGGAGTTGAAACGGCTGTCATAGCCGTATTTCGTCCAGCAAGCTTTACCAAGGCCGACGACGGTAGCGATACCGCCGATAACGGCCGTCACGCCGCTCCAGCAGCTCATCAGTTCAAAGTGCGTTCCCCTCAGTGCGTTGCTCCAGTAGCCGAAAAGCCAGCTGAACAGCACGAGAAACAAAAAGACCATCATCAAAATACTCATGATGATGATTAATTGAAGCCAGTGTTCCTGCCCCCATTGTCCGAGGGCCACGATTCTCTTTTTCATTTAACCACCTGTGATTTTCTCGATGCTTTCTTCAATATCTTCAATACGGCGCGTGTTCTCTTGCGTGGTATCCTTGATACATTGCACATCTCTTTCTAACTCGTGCCGATGTTCCCGCTCCCCCTGGATAGTCTTATCTAATTCAGCCAAAGTATCGTTCACCTTGAGGAGCGTTTCTTTGAGTGGGGCTGTAAACGCTTTACAAATCCATATCATACTTCCAGTCAATGCACTGCCGACGACAATGAATTCCCCTACTTCTACTGTCAAAATATCACCACCTTGTTATAATTATTCAAAAAAAACGGAGTGTTATGATGAAATTACCGAATGGATACGGAACCTGCTATAGATTGCCGGGGAATCGGCGGAGGCCGTTTGTCGTGAAAAAGACCGTGAATGGACGACAAAAGATATTGGGGTACTTCGATACATTTGAACATGGAATCGCCTACATTTCGTCGGTCAATGCGTCGCCACTATTGGACGACGATATTACATTTAGTGAGCTGTTTGCCCGTTGGAAGGCGACTAAATATGACCGCATTTCTTTATCTAGCCGTAAGAGTTATGATAATGCATACCGCCATTGCCGCAAGCTCCATAATCTGCCGTTCCGTAGTATCCGTTACGGCCATTTGCAGGACGTCGTGGATGAGATTCAAGCCGGGTACTGCACCCAGAAAAAGTGCCGGGTACTCATGAGCCAGCTCTACCAATTCGCGATTAAGCGCGAGATGGCCACGACAGACTACTCACGATATGTCGAGATTGACCGGCACCGCGTCGTCTACAAAAAGAAGCCTTTCACGGTTCGTGAAATCAATCGGCTTTGGAAGCAAGCTGATGACGAGAATGTCCAGGACGTACTGATTTTGATATATACGGGTCTTCGCATCGGGGAGTACTTGTCCTTGCGGCCACAGGACATCAAGATTCGGGAGAGATACCTGGACATTCGGCACAGTAAGACGGAGGCCGGAGTCCGGCGAGTGCCCATCAGCCAGCGCATCCTCCCTTTTCTGGCCGCAAGGAAGCGGCGCAGAGAGATTTGCCCGGCCGATACCTATGACGCCTTCCGGCGCCGCTGGAATCGGGTAATGAAGCGGATGTCGATGCATCACACGCCGCATGAGTGTCGGCACACGCTTGCGACTCTGCTCGACCGTGCCGAGGTCAACGAGACGACAGTCAGAATGATACTGGGCCATGCGCGGCAAGGCGTCACGAAAGGTGTGTACACTCACAAGAGTCTCGCCGACCTACGAAAAGTCATCGACCGTGTGTAGTGTGATGCTAAGAGCCAATACGATGGCCGCGCAATCACGCGCACCGCCTGACGCGGCTGTGTGCTTAACGCGTCACTTGTCAATGAGATAGAATGGCATAAAATGGGATAAAATGGTGTCAGCTGTCCGGAACTGTCCGAAGCTGTCCGAATCTGTCCGAGCAGTCCGAACCGTCGATGAGTTGGCGGCACACAAGCACCATTTAACGTTGACTAGCCCAGCAACAGGTTCATCCGGATCACCTCAAAATTGGTTCGTCGATGCGGGCACGCTCGGCGATAAACAAGACGCTACACTTGACCGTAAAACCGATTCGACTGGCGGAAGTCAAGCGCACAACAACACGCCTTTAGCCGTTGCCGCTTATGGTTGGAAACGTGTCAGCTAATACGCCGCCATCCATAAGCCGCTACGCAGGGCTGTACGTTGTTGTGTGGTGTGCTTTTACCAGCAGTGTTTGTAATACAGTCGTATGTCTTTTTATCAGCGCTTGACGTTTGCCAGCTTGTACCTTGGTACCCGACGCCAGTGCCGCCACCAACATTGTATGGAACACCGTGGCTATGAGCCGCCAACTCCTCGACGGCCCTTAAGCTGTACGACGCCAACCATATGCTGCTATTGATGGCTGTACAAGATTATGGGCCTGACTGCCGCCTGTCGAACCTGTCTGTACTTGTGGATATGTGTCTAAATTTATTTCATCTGAAATGTAATCCTTACGTGTGCTATATGAGCCTGCACCTGGATTGGCTGTTACATACTGTTGGTGACTATGACTCGGCATTTCCTCGACGGTGAGTTTGTGCATCCGTTCGCCGTATTTCTGCCCTGCCGTGTACGTGAAAGAGCCGAAATCATCGGTACCAGAGCCCTGCGCGATGAGCGTATAGCCAGCAGGGAGCGCTTCCCACGTTCCGAAGCCTAAAATGTCTGCTGGGTCGCGGCTATCGGTAATGCTCACATAGACGGAGCCGACGGGGTACAAGGCTTGAAGAATCTGTCCTTTGAGGTTGTCAATGGCCGTCTTATTAGACGATACATCCGTATTGAGGTTGTCAATAGCCGTCTTCATCGTCGTGATGATTTCTTTTACTGTTTTAGTCAAATCTATTGCAACATTACTCATTCGTTACAATCACCTTCTGTTCTTAACGTGTTCTTTTATGTCAATAGAAAAGAGCAGGATAACGGCTAAACTACGCGGTTTATCACTGCTCTTTATGTGTTCTTTATCGTAAATCACGCAAGAATGGCTTAACCATGCCGTTCATTAGGTCATATACGGCGCGAGTTCTTCTTCATTCTTGCAATTATTGATGGCGTCGCGGATACCCATGAACCACTCGTAAGCCGCAAGCTGTTGCGCTCTGGCGGCTTCTCCGGCTTTCATGAGCTGTTCTTTTGTTACATCAGCCAATACGAGGCTGTTGGACGAGTCATGGACTTTATACGGCCCTTTATCACTAATCAAGGTAAGGGCAATCTGCCATTCACGCTGGCTCTTTTCGTCGGTACTGAATTGCAGGTCATCTACCGTGACAGGGGCTTCCTTCTTCGCAAGGTACTTGCTGTACTGGATGTTGAGCGCCTGCGCTTTCAATTCACTGAGCGTGGGCGGTACACATTCTCGTTTGGCTTTCGCCTCAATATAGGCCGTTACGTTGTCGATATAGCCGTCATATTCGGCGTTGGGATAGTCTTTAAAGTCGTCATCCACAAGGCACTGTTTCTGGGTGTCGTCGTAAATGACTTTGGCAGGCAAATCAGCAAGGCCGCTGTCTGCCTTGAAGTGTTCGGCAGTATCGGTGTACTGCTCGTTATCCTTGATGATAAGCACATCATTATCTAAAATCTGAAAAACTCTCATAAATTCTCCTTTCTCTACCGATGAACTAGCTTCTCACGGCCATGATGCAAGCTGTTCAACCAATGGGGACCACGCCCATACCGTTAGCAGTGTCATTACAAGTGGGTCCGACCAGAACGCCGGTGCAGGCGGTGATAACTACTGGGCAGACAGGACCACCAGCACCAATGGCGCACATTCGCACACGATTACCATTGCTTCTACAGGAAGTAATCAGGCGCACGAAAACAGGATGCCTTATACGGTCATTAACAGGTGGAAAAGAACGGCTTAAGCGGTACGTTTCCAGCGGTTGACGACTGTATAGGGTTGACGGTTTTCATGATGATTATTTCCGCCCGTGTTTGAAATAAAAACCGAATGCCCATGTGAAGCATTAACAGTATATCGGTAGTACCCGTGATGACCATCTGTTCTAACATCGCCATTCAGATCTTGGGCCGATACAATACCACTAGCTAAGGGGTCCCATGTATATGCCCCTAGCGTACCGACTAAGTCGACGCTAGATATACTGGCTCCATGATCATGCGACGGCAATTCCTCGGTAGTGATTTGATGCTTTGCTTCCCCGCCCTTATCGTCAAGGTTATAAGTATACGTTGTGCCATTTTCCGTATAACTCCCAGCAGATACCAGTACCCGGCCTGCATCCATCTTGACCCATGTCGTACCTGACCACAAGACATTAGGGTCGTCGGTTGTTGTGGTTTCCCAGATACTGCCAACAGGATGGACGATGTCGATGACTTCTTTAACAGAACGTTGCTGTACCTTCTTCCATGTGCCATCTGCCGACAGGTAGTAGTCGGTCTGTGTCCCTTTGTCCGGGGCCGGGACAAGGCCAGCCGCGCCGGCGGCAGTCGAGGTGGCCCCTTTGAAATTCGTGACACTCTTCACGCCGGTACTGACGGCGTTATCGACGTAGGATTTAGACGGTACCAATTCCCACGTTACCGGGCTTGTAGACGTCAATTTATAGATATTGTTGCTGTCGTCGGTACGCATACACTGCATCCCGACAGCAAGGTTCGTCGTTGGGAACGCCGTGCCGGAAAACGTGCTGGCTACGGACTGAATGTTCTTGTCCGCTTTCTCCAGATACGTATTACAGGCGTCCGTCGTGACCAGTTCATTATATTCTTGCATATTACCATCCTTTCGCAACCCACGAGACAATGCCCGTCGTACGGTTGCCAGAACTATTCAGTAATTCGATTTCAAAGTACCGCCCTTTATCATCCTGCCCGTCTGTCGTTAGGATGTTAGGGACGGGCGTTGTGTCCCCCGTACCGCCCTTGGCCATGGCGTTGACCTCCGGGGCATTATAGTAATGCTTGTTGTAATAGACTTTCGTGGCCGCTGTCGTATCCTTGATTTCCAGCTGTCCCTTATCATCTGTATCGTCAATATCCACATGGGGCGATACGTCGTACAGCAAAGGTTGCGCCTGCGTTGCCTTACTGACCACCCGGAGCCGTAAGAGAGCTTTTTCGTATTCGTAATCCCCTACATTGAAGTCCGTGAACTGCTCATACATAGGTGGCGTATCTGCCATGGCCTCAAAGTCATCCATTTCCTTGAAGGAAGAAACAACTTGAACGGATTCGATGTAGGAGTTGCTGGCTCTTACATAAGCGTCGTACAAGGCAATATCTTCGGCCTGGTTCTTCCCTATATCCCGTGTAAGACCGTCGCCGATACGGGCCAAATCCTTGAATCCACGGATGAAAACCATATCCCGGTTAAAGGACTCGTCGGTTTCCACGGCTTCGTGCAGGGTACGTTCGAGTTTCACCAGCCGTTTGTCGGCGATAGCGATACGATCATCACGGACGGCGTAGATATTCCGGTACACCTTATCGAGTGTTTTCAGCTCTTCCCGGAAGGTTTGTACGGTCTGCCATATCTTTTTATAGCCGTCCCGCACATGGAACACATCGAACTGCGCCGACGTGGCATGTTTGGTGATGTAGTCCATGGCCTTTACCTGTTCACGCGCCAATGTGCGCATATCATTCCGCCATTCGTCCATGATGTGCAGTCCGTCATACAGCTCATGTTCTATAGCCTGCCGTTTCTCCTCGATAATAGCCAGGTCCTCCACTTTGTTTAACCGGGATGCTCTACGCAATGAATCCATGAAGCTAAAGGCGTCGCCCAGCTGTTTGACGGCCGTCTTCTTCACGGCTTCCGTGGTCCGGATATTCTCTGAAATGTGGATGAGGAATAATACATTGTCCCAGTATATTTCCGTTGTATGAATCATTTCATTACGGACAACCTCAAGGGCTTTATTTTCGCCGTCCGTGAACGTCACCGCCATTTCATCGTATTTCGGTTGAGCGTGGCTCATGTATCGTTCTATAGCGGTTATGGTTTCCTGGAACGCCCGTGACAATTTCTTTGGGAGTGTTAGGGTTATCCGTAGCGATTCCGGCCTCGTGGCGTGTATGAGCTTATTGTGATACTCCGCAATGGACAAGGTTTCTTGTACCGTACGGAACCAGTTAAAGAAGGCCGTCGCATCATCGACGATGATTACCGCCTCCCACGGATTAATGAAAACCGCTTTGATAGGCCGTTCCTTTACGGCAATATCTTCGGCCGTTTCCTTCCGTGTCTGCGATTTTTCCTTATCCGCGACGAGAGCTATTTCTTTCGCCGTCCGCTTCCATATGTTCGCCCTTCTATATGCCTCCGTGAGCTTCGTTAGCTCATGTTTAGATATAGTTAGCCGCTTAGAATTTTCATCGTCTATATGGAGCGAATAGCACTGTTTTTGGGCGAATTGGTTTTTCTCATTATCTTTTAGTGAAAAAGACTCCCTTTTCGTCCCCAATGCCATACCGCTCTTCTTGATTTCCAGTACTTTCAGACTTTCGAGACAGTGCATATTGAACAACACGTTATCCCAATACGTTTCCCGAACGGCCCATACGTCCTTGAGCCTGATTGCACTAGAAATTTTACGTTTGTCTGCTGTATACAGGTTTTCCAAAGGGCGGGCATTCAACAGATAGCGGTATAGCTCATCGACGGGCTTGGTAATTCCGGATACCTTATCTTTGACTTCGGACGCTCTATAGTATCTGAGTGCAGTGTCGAAGATAATTTTAGGCTTCCCGTGGCGCCTATCGTATTCTTCTAACACCCAAACAGTTTCTTTGTTTGTCGCGCTGTACGCCGTTTTGCCAAAAGCATCAAGCGTCCGGCTGGAACGGCTGTCAGATAGCGTGAACGCAGTATCTGACAGCTTGTACAGCGTGAACGTTTTGGCAATATCCATAGGCGCTACGACAAGGTGAACTGGAAGGTCGTCGTCATGGTATCGTCAGCAGCTTTATTGATGACGTCGAATACGACGCGGTCGAGGAACGTGCCACCACTTGCGGCGTTGCAGATACCGGCTTCCGTGATGGCGCCGGTAGCTTCCCCGGCGTTAAAGGTCGTCGTCAGTGTGAAGACTTTCGTGCCGGAACTATGAGCGTAGCTGGCCGCTTTCCGCTTGATTTCCGTAACCAATGCAGTCTGTGTAGCGTCAACGGCGGTCGTGCCTGTGCCAACTGCCGTATACCCCATGACGGCCGGGCGCGTCTGGTCGGCCATAGCGGCGCAGATATAGTCAAACCCGCCGTTCAAGATAAGGTTGTCTTTGTGGCGTGTTTCTACATCCCCATTAGCGTGGTGAATGACAACGTTCAAAGAACCTTTGATTTTCATTTCGTCTTTATTCATGTGCTTTTACTCCTTTGGGTTAAAGAAAATACGGTCAAATGACGTGCAAGGCGGAATGAACGCCTTGATGTATTTGGTCGTATCGAGGTCGAATTCGCGGATGAAGAAAAGCCGCTTGTTGGCGCTCTGTGCGAGTCCGAAAAACAGCCAGTCCCTATCTGCGGTATCAATTTGTAAGCTGAGTATCCGTTCATTCACGGTATCCCGTACATAGAACGAGTCTGTGCGCTTGTCATAGCCGATATACAGCGTAATATCGCTCCATACGCCGTCAGCACCTAAATGCTGTGCTTCGTAGCTGTCGACAGCGAAGGTCATGTCCTTGACGGCGATGTAGTCCGTTAGGTTCGGCTTGTTTCCGCGCATCTCCGCAATGAAGCAGTCCGTGAGCGGAGCCGTCTTCTTGAACCAGAATCCGATTGAGAACGTTTCGGGGATACTGCATGAGTATTCCAGCTGGCCTACATCGGTGATGAGTGCGCCGTCGTTCCAGCGTACCGGGGCATAGCTTGTATTCTTCTCCGTCAGTAGTGTGCCGCCCGTGGCCGTGCTTGTGCCGTCGATAACAGCATCAAAGGCGTCATCCGTCTTGCCAGTATACCGGGCTATCTGCTTTTTCAGCTCTACGCCGTCAAGGTCGCCAAGGATGCCGCATACCAGGATATGCGACGCCTCGTAGCTGTCGACGGTAAAGGTCATGTCGCACACTCGTAACGTCTGCTCCGTAACGGCATTGATTTTACAGTCAATCCAGTTCCTAGCCTTTATCTTCTGCGGCAATGATACTTTCATGAGGTATTCGCCGTTGAATGATTCCTTCTCCAGCCGCAAACCTTCCATGGCCGCGTTATAGTACATGTTCGTCTTTATCCCGCTATAGCCCAGCTTGCGCTGGTTATAGTCCAGGATGACGTTCTTATTGATTTCCGGGTCGCTGGAGAGGTAATACCAGGTCGCGTCGGCGGAATAGTTTCCGTGGTCGTCGACGGCCTTGATCATAAAGTAATAGTTCCCTTCGTTCGGCCGGATATAGCGGTATTTGTTGACCTTCGAGCGGAAGATTTCCGTGCCTTGTTCCCACTCCTGTGTCTGCCCGACTTTCACGACGTACTTGATATTGTAAATAGATAAAGCATCCCAGTAGAAATACAGGTTGGCCCCGTTCTTTTCTACCCAGAAGCCTGTGACGTTCGGGACAAAGCAGGATAGGTAAGCACGTTCCCCTTCGCCGAATTGGTCGTAATAGGCTATATACAGCTCTTTGATATCCGAATTCGGATACAGGAAGACATTGTCGACGGTCTGATACTTCACGCCGTCAATGTATAGGTTAGCGCCGATACAGTTAGACGGGATTTCCAGGAAAGTAATGAGCGTCCCTTCGTTGTTCTTGGTAAGGGATATGTCAGACGGTGCGGACGGCCTTCGCTTGTTATACGTGATGGTCCGGCCGTTTGATACCTTGCCGTGCTTGCTGATGGCGAACAGGTATATCTTGCCGCTGGCCGTCGTGGGGATAGACAGGCTGGATGTAGCCACGGTCTTTTCCAGCAGGCCATAGGCGTTGCCGACGTCGGCATTGGTGCGGACTTCATAGTAAGCCAGGTCGGCGTCGTCGACGGCGTCCCAGTTGAGTACCCCGCCCAGTCGGTCGAACGTTAGCGTGAAGTTCCGTGGCATGGGGAAGTCCCCTTTGGTGCTGGCGTCTACGTCGTCTGCCGTAAAACCGTTAGCTACGTTGACCTGTTCATTAACGGATTTCAGATACTTCCGCAACAGTGATATCAGCTGCCTGCCGTCGCCTTGGATTGCGGTCGGAAGGTCTGGAAAGGTCAGTACTTGCTTCTTATACTCAGCCATAGCATCAACTCATTCCTGCGCTGATTGCCTGTTGCAAGGCGTTGACAATGTTTGTATCCTGGCTGATATCGTACTCATTTTCATTGAGCGCCAGAAGGACGGCAGATTTGACGATGATGTCATTGATAGCATCGTGATTGAACGGCATATCCTTTGTGGTACTTTCGATAACGGCAGGCGTTGCAAAATATCTGAATTTCACGGCGGTTACGTCCGGGTCAGTGATATGCACAGTCCCGGCTGTCATAGCTAAGGGGTACGTCCCGCAAGCGCTCATGTAATTTTTCGGGATGGAATCGCCTTCCCTTATGGTCGTTTCCTCTACGAGTACCGGCCATTTAGCGCCGATGAGTAGGCTTGCTACCTGTTGCGTAGCGGTATTAAGGAATTGCAGGCAACGTTCATCACTGTATTCCTTGCTGATATCATGTGTTTCCTGCCGGATACGGGTAATAGCGTCTTCTACTTTCATTCAGTCACCCCCTAGCAGATGAACGGCATACGCTTTTCTGTGTTGGCGTATTTGCGCATGGGCACGACGTTAGCCAGGGCCGCTTCCACGGCCTGTTGCATCGTATCGCCGTCCGGTGTCTGTGTGAGGACCATACAGGCCAGCTTGCACAAGGAATCAAGGAAGACGGCTGGCAGTTCAACTGTTCCGGTATCCAAGTCGGTAATACTGAGAAAAGCGGCGTTATAGAGCATATCCACGTCTTTTACGCCAGCATACAACTTATTACGGAAAATCTTGTATTCATCCCAGCGAGGCGGACGAATCGCATCCCCGGGATGCAGGTCACGCCCGTGACCGTCAACGATACGGACGAGAGTAAGGAAGTCGTCGGGCAGATCTACACCGGTAATCGGCATGTCGATATACTCTTTCGGCGTCGGCTTTACAGCCGTTTCGTCGGACGGGTCCGTCGATAGACTGGCGTTGTACTCGTCGATTTCCCGGTTCATGTCGTCCTGCCGGTAGTGCTGGACCTTTTCGAGGAAGTCGCTGTTGATGTAGTACTGATTGACGTAACGCAATACTTCGTTGATGGCCTGGAGGATGTCATAGTCGCTGTACTGGACTTCGTTGTTATCCCCCAGTTTATAGCGGATGAGCTGTTTGAGTGATTTCGCGGTAATCATCCCAGCAACACCGCCCCACGCCACGTACGTTTCTTGTGGTTGACGGCGAACTGCTTCCATACACTGAAAAACTTCTGGATGTAGTACTGGTATTTTGCCTGGTTCCCTTCTAATTCAGCCCGTTTGGCGCAGATGAGCCACGGGTCGAATCCCCAGAATTCCGGCGGGATGAAGCCCATGAGCTGAATCCGTTCGTTCTTGTCGCCAGCCCAGCCGCCGTTGTCAATCTCATTGACGCGCCGGGCCGCATCCACGGCACTCGATACGTCGACAGTGTTTCGCAAACAGATTTCGTCGCCGTTCTGGTAAATCTTCTGTTTCGTTATCATTCAGAGTCACCACCTTTTATATAAAAAGAAGGGGCGTGAACCCCTTCTCTTATGGAATTGACTATCGCTTAATGTCAACGATGGAGCAGGACGCTTTCGGCTGTGTGCCTTTGAGGCCCAGGCTGGCTTCGATGACGAATTTTTCGTACGTGCCGTCTTTACTGAGTTTTTCGGGAGGTACTTCGTGCGGTTTGTCGAGGTACTTCATATCCCAGTAAGACAGGTCGAGGATGTCGATACGGTTGTCCGGGTAGATAGGGTGGACGTTGGCGTTGACAAGGCCAAAGGCGCCCTGGTAGGACGTAGCGAATTCCGTGGCATCGGCTTTTTCGTTGCCTTTGCGCGTAGCCGTCATAGTAGCCAGGACGAGCTTGATGAATTCACGGTACTTACTGGACGACATATACGCCTGCGTAGGATGGCCGCCGCGTTTGGACGTCATTTCCATAGCGTTATTGATGTCGTCGAGGGTGTACGTGCGTTTCTTGCCTAAAGAGAGGACGTTGTTCGTTACGATCTTGACGTTCGTGCCAGCGGCCGACAATGTTACCTGGTCGTCTTTGATGTTTTCGATAGCGCCTTTCTGCGTATCAAAGATGGTCAGTTTCTTGCTGTTGGTGCTGTCTACGCGTACGTAGTAGTAGAGGCCGTCTTTAAGGCCCGTCGGCATGGTGTCAGCGACAAAGTAGCAGATATCGCCGGTAGCCAGGTGGGTTTCTTCGGACGACGTGACGGTGTTATCCGTAGTGGAAACAGTGACGTCGATGAGGTTCTGCTGCATGAAGAACGGTACGCCGCCGGAACGGGGCTGTACCGTGGTCGAACCGTCGACTTTATTCGTGGAGTTGACGAGCATGTATTCAATATCCTGTGCCAGTCCCGTATAAGCATCGTAACGGAGGTCATCCAGTTCGGAGCCGTGTTCGTTCTGATACGCTTTCTGGACTTTGTTCTGTGCGTCGGATACCATGCCGGTCTTCTGGAAGAACTGGACGTTATTCGACAAGCCTTCGATGGAGCCGCCCGGCTGGAACTTATAGTCTTCCATTTCGAGGTGGGCGTTATCCTGCGGCGGGAACAAACCTTTCGTCATCCAGGAAAAGTTCATGGCTTTTGCCGGTTCGGAGTCGCCGAATTTAGAATAGAACAAGGTAAGTTCCGGGGTAATGTTGGTAAGGATAGGGCTGATATCCTCTGCATGGCCGATAGCGTCGTAGGTGTACGACTGGTTGGCCGATTTATTCAAGTTTCTCTGTACATCATATGCCATATGTTTTCATCTCTCCTTTATCTGCCGCTGAGGCCTGCGATGAACGCGCGGCGTTCGCGGACTGTCATATTTCGCATCTGCGTAAAATCAATGGGTTTGGCCGGTGCTTTCGCGCCCGTGCCAGGCTGTTCGACTTTCGGGACCGGTACTTTCTTCGGCTGCTTCGTCAGATCATTCGCTTTGGCGTAGTATGCCGTGCGGCATTTGTCGTAGTAGCCTTCGAGCACCTTGCACTGCGTGGGGTTGATATTCCCGTCCTGGAGGGCTTTGATAGCATCCCCGATGACAGCGGCGTCTTTATACGGCATTGTCTGATAATAACTGTCCATTAGCTGATTAATGTCGGCAAAATGAGGTTCTTCGGCCTGTTTCTGCTGCGTAAAATCGACAATACTCTGATAAATGGCCCGCTGTTCGTTCTGTGCGGCCTGCGTCCGCATCTGCTGCTGTTTGATAGCGCCAATAAGCTGCTCCTTATAGTAGGATTTGGCAGTATTGAAATGCGCTACCTTCTGCTTCACGGCGTCGTCGTCGGAATATTCGGCGGTATCAATATCGTCCTGCGTAATGCCAAGGGCCTTCATGGCCTGGTCGGTCGCGGCCTTATCAATATCGGCAAACATTCTTTTCTGCTGTTCCAGCTGCTGTTGCTGGGCCTGCATCTGCAAGGCCTGCTGCTGTTGCTGGTACTGCTGTTGACGGCGTGCCTGTTCCTGTTGATACTGTGCATATTGCAGTTGATACTGCTGGGGGATACGGCTTTCATTGACGTTCCCCTGTGCAATAGCGGTATTCAGTTCGTCCAGCGTGTACGGTTCGGTGTGGATGAGCGGTTCAGGCTGTTTTTCGGCAGCGGGTTCGGTTGCCGCCGGTTCAGTGGGTTTGTTTTCCGCCGGTTCGGTCGGTTCCGTGGGCTGAGATTCCGTTTCATCCTGTGCAGGCGGTTCCCCTGTCTTTGTTTCTACTGGTTCCGTCGGTTCGGGCTTCGCGGCGGAAATGCTCTTCCTGCCGGTGCGCGGGTCTGTCACGAGATACAAAGACTCCGGCTGTGATTCCTGGGCGGCGCCCGCGACGTTTTCGTTGGTAGTTGTTGCCGTGGATACATCTGTCGTTTCTCCTTCTGCAAACAACTGTAAATTAAAGTCAATCACGTCTATTCTCCTTTCTGGTTGCGCTTTTGCTTTGCAATATCAATGATTCCTGTCATGTAGTGGTACAGCCTCATAGCGGCCCGGTAGTCGCGTTTTACGTCGTCAGCGGGCTTCGTGGGGCTGTCCAGGTCCTTGAGTGCAGTCTGCTCTTCAATTTTCAGCCAGTCGTCGAGGAAAGACTTGAGGTCTTCCGCCTGCTGGCCCTTCGTGATGAGGTCCGCTAAATATCGCTTCTGGGCCGCTTCATCACCGCTCCGCATGGTATCGAGTAAGGTCTTTAGTTTACTGTCCATTCATGGGGCCTCCTTGCTGGGGTACTTGCGGCGGGGCTTGCGGTCCCGGCTGTGCCGGTGGGGATTGCGGCGTCATCTGTGCCAGCTGGTCCCGTGCAATCTTCTCAATCATCGCCTGCGGGCTGGTGTTTCCTGCCGTCCGGGTGTTAATGATATTCACCTGTGCGTCAAGTGGCAAATCGTTCATGTTCGCCCGGATAGACGGGATAGACGCCACGGCGGCCTTGCCTTCGTAGTCGGCCTTCTTCAAGGTCAACTGCTTTTGCAAATCCATGACTTCCTGCGCTTGTGCAGTCTGTACAGCCTGTACGGCCTGCTGTGCCTGCATCTGCCGGGCTTCCTGCGAATCCGGGTCCAGCAAAATGCCCTGCGTGTTCTTGAGGCCCATTTCTTCCAGGAGTGCCGTTCCGGCAGCGTAATAGCTCTTGGGAGTCGCTACGCCTGCCTGTGACAGTACGGGATATACGTTGCTGAGGAGCATCATATAGCTCTGTATCCGTGCTTCCTTCGTACCGGCGCCGTTACCGACGTTGATAATGAGGTCGTAGTCGATGTCAAGGTCTTCGCTCTTGACGGAGACTTCCTCGTCTTTAAAACGGAAGGTCTGCACCGGTTCGCCGTACTTCTTGTTGAGCAGGATAAGGAAGCGGACCATGGGTACAATCCAGTTTTCTGCGAACAACCTGGCAATCAACCGTATGCGCTTATCTGACTGGCCGAGAATGGCCGTGATACCCGTGGCCGTACTATTGAGGCTGTTGGCGTCTAAGCCCTGGTTGTACTTCGTACTGCCGGTACGGTTTTCCAGCTCGCTTTCAGCGTAGTTGACAAGGTCCATCGTGAGCGGTGAGATATTCGCCGGCGGCGGGTTCGCTATGGCCGCGTTCGGGTCGCCCTTAATCGGGACGTACTCGTCGCCGTTAAGCAGGGCGTCCATATCCATTACCGCCGTAAGGTCGATAAACTTTTGCTGGTCGTTGTTCTTCGCTACGTTGATGACAATCTGCTTGATAAGCGCTGTCTTTAAGTCCTGCAAGCCTTCCACCTGCTCAGCCAGGGCCATGTCGGCGAATATTTTGCGGCTTTCGCGTACGCTACCCATTGCAAAGAAGGGAGCAATATCGAACTCATTAGTTTGGATGGATAACGGCGTATCACCGACACAATGGACAATCAAATGCTCGTAGATGCCGTCGTCGTTATAGTCCACGTCTACATAACACTCGTACAGCTCGACGTCCTTAGACGCATTATCGCCGTCGTTCGGGCGCATATGGTCGTCGGACAGCTCTTTGTTGATGTACTCGTCAGCAGAGGTGTACTTCGTATCGCCTGCCGCTTCCAGCGCTTCGTAGACGTTCTGATAAGTCCCGTCCTGCTCTTTACGCTTGAGATAGTCACCCTTCACAATCTTCCGGTGTGCTACGAACTTGCACTTTTGGAGTGTGCTAGCTTCCGGCGTGAAGCGTAATTCCGTGGGCGGTACATACTCGACAACTGGGTAGTTAGCCGTTACTTTGACGTGGTCGAACTGTACTTCAAATAAATCCGGCGCGTCTTTCAGCTGCTTGACTTTCTGTATCTCGATTTCGCCCGACAACGACGCCTGCGTGAGCATCATCGCTTGTTGCATATCGTTCACATCGAACATGAGCTTGTAACGCGTGCGGTCTTCATCCCGCTTCCACCATACCTTAGCGACGCCTAAATTCGTCCCCAGTGCGTCATCAATGACGTCGTTGACTAAGGACGTATAGTTGTTCTTGCGGGTAAGCTGGTATTCGACTAAGTTCTGTATGTTGGTTGCCGTATCGTCGTTTTGGATGGTACTGCCGGCGATAGTAACCGGCGATTCGTTGCCGATGAAGACTTCTACAAGGCTGGGCTTCATCCACTCAACGATGTTGTTGAAGTCCGTGCTGACGAATTTACTCTTTTTAGAGAGGTTCGGCAGCTTCTTTTCGTACAAGTCTTGCTCGCCGTTGCGGAGCTTGCGGCGGTGTATCAGTTTTGGCTCTACCGTGCTCTCGTAGTACTTCTTCGCGACGTCGATACCGTCCTTGACGCTCATCATGATCTTCTTGATTTCGTCATCATTGAGCGTGTCCAGGGATACCGGTTGTTCTTCCGGCTCTGCCTGCTGTAGCAGCCAATCGGTAACGCTCATCTGCTGCGGAGCATCCCGGCCGAACAATCCGCCTGTGTCTTGTGCGGCGGACAGGCTCTGGTTTAAATCCTCCATCTCATCACCTCGATTGATAGCTAAATAAGGCCCTCAATAGGGCTATAGGGCAATGCGCGGGCTTGAACCGCGATAGCTTATAGCTGGTTTACTTTAACCTACATCGCCATGTGTGGCGGGGTCGTCAGCCCCGCCGATGATAGAAAGGAGCATGTCGTGGAGTCGCCCTTATCCGGTGCGGCGTCGCTCCACGCGTTTACATGTACCCGGCCCGGTGCATCTTGCCACGGGTCATCTGCTTCCACTTGTCCGCCATGGACGTATTGTCCCGGTAGAGCTTTGCGCATAAATACGCTAAACAGTCCATTAAATGGCTGTATTCGTTCTTTTCCGGCTCGTCCAGCGTCCGCCCGGCTACGACTTTACGATGATACCCGCCCGTAAATGCTTCGATGAGCATCTGACAGCGCGGGTCCAGCTGTAAGAGCGGTTTGCCGTCGGGCGTAAGCGTCGTGAGATAGTACCGTACCGCTTCACTTCGGCCGGTCTGCGTGAGTTCGCCAGGCTCGACGATAATGCCGTAGCGGTCGCGGAGTATCTCGTTCGCGGTCTTCTCGTCGCTCTGTGCGCGCTGGTTGCCCGCCGGGTCGCCGACTGCCGTGTACTCGTACCCGCTGTAAAACGTCTGTAATTCAGCTTGTACGGCACGGCCATGGGCCAGCATGCCGCAATCCCAAGACTGCAGTTCCGACAGGATTAGCAGTTGCCCCTTTGCCGTTGTCTGTGCAATGATGGTCGCCGGAGTGAGGCCATAGTCAAACGACAGGAGCAGCGGCCGTCCCTCAATCGGGTGCAGCTCTTCGTTGGCTACGTGGCGGTTATAGTCAAATTCTGGGTAGTATTTCGGTTCAGCCGATACCGTCCAGTTGATTTCGTATTCTCGTTCCCAGCCTTCCGTAGTCGTGCCTTTGCGTTCGTTGGTCTTCCACTCTTCGGAGCGTTTGGAAGGGTCGGCAGTATAGTGTATTCTGGCGATGTATACCCCATTACGCCGGTACTCGTGTACGCCCTCTATGACGTCGTGCGCTTCCTGCTCTTCTTCCGGCTCGTCCTCGTTGAGCTGACCCGTCACAAGCTGGCAGAAAAAGCCAGGATTTGCTGACGAGTCGATGAAGATGCGGCCGCCGCCTTCGATAGTCGGTCTAAGGCTGTTCCAGGTGGCTTGTGCAAAGTCCCAGAAGGCCATTTCTGTACAGTACACAACCGATGCGGTGTACTGTCGGAGCTGGTCGGCACCTTCTGCGACGGCTCGTAGCTCGACGCCATTGGAGAATTTGATGTAGTCATAGCCCATCTTGGAGCGCGTCTTGCGTTCGACGGCAGGCCATTCGTGCGTTTTCGGCAGATGCTCGTAAAGAAACATGAAGCGGCTGTCCCCCAGCAGGTAAGCGCTGTCATCGTACTTTTTCGACTGCACGAATATAGACAGGTTTTTCCCGAACATGGCGTAGTGTAGGAGATTCGCCAGGCACCGCCACGTCATCATCATGCGTCGGCTCTTGGGGAAGGCCGCTACCTGCTCGCCGTGGATAATCTGATCTACACGCGCCAGATAGTCAAGCTTCGGGAAATGCTCGACAGCCCCATTCTTTGCTTCATTGACCGTGAAGCAACAGTCATTGATGAAGGCCGTCGGGTCGTTCTTCCAGACCTTCCACTCCATTAGCCGCATTAGCTCGACTTTCTCTTTCAAGCTCTTTTTGCTAGTTTTATTCGTTGTTTTTGTCGACTTCATGCTATCAACCCCGGGTTAAGCCAGCCAAATGTGCATAATTATTACTTATCAAGGCCCTTTAGCTTGCTTTCAAGCTCTTTGATGCGGGCGTCTACGTCGGCGTCTGTGAGCGTTTCGACTTTGACTACCCCGCCATCAGCGCCAGTGATAGCGTTTTCTACGCGGTCACGCCATTCCGCACGTTTCCGGTTTTTAAGCCAGAAGATTTGGGCCGTCGTGTTTGGCTGTACTTCTTTATGTACGACTTTCGTCACTACCAGCATGTCGTCGCGCCGTTCTTCTGTGACTTCGTCGTATTTGTATCCCAGCGCCGATTTGAGCAGCGCGTTCTCTACCTGCCGGTCTACAGCGTCCTTCCCTTCTTTTAGGGCAGTGCAAATCTCGCAATGCTCATTTTTCCACCGATACAGTGTAGCTACGTTGATACCCATATTGGCCGCTATCTGCTCATCAGTTAAGCCATCCCTAGCCCATCCTTGCAGTCTAAGCAGGCCTTCTTTTGTCAACCACTCTTGATACTTACCTTTCGCCACTGTATCACCACCTTTTAACCGTATACTTAAAAAATTAAGGCCCTGTATGCCGTTCTAAGCGGCTTTTACAAGGCCTTGCGTGTGTTTATATGTCCAATTCCTATTACTGCTTGTTGTGGACTGTCGTGATGTCATGCCACTTCCAGGATATTTCCAGGCAATCCGTGCCGTGATACCACTTGACGTAGTACTGCCATACGCCCAGGTAGCATATCAAATCTTCGACAGCTTCGTCATCGTAGCCCGCGGGTAATATGATCTGCACACTAGCCGCCCCTAGACGGGTAGCTTCATCTATTTTTCGCTGTGCGATAGCAAAGAGATTCCTTTTGCTCAGCTGTTGCTGCTCAAGTGCTGGTTTGATTTCTTCCATAGTCTTCTCCCGTGATATGACCTGGGCCGCCAAAGCAGGAAGGCGGCCCAATGTCTATGTATTTGTGTAAACCTTTACAGAGGTATAACAGTGTGTGCGGCGGAGTGCCATATCGCCATCTACTAACCCTCTCGCCGCCTCGTCTGAAAGAAGATTCTAGCTTTACGCTAAAACCTTACACTATTATTATACGTGTTTTTCATGGCGGTTATTCTTAGAATAAGCAAAAATAGCAAAAAAATAAGGCCGGTACTCGTGGTATCGGCCTTTATCCGCTATTCTATTCTTTGTTGTCCTGGTTGAGATTTGGGAAGCAGCTTTCCGGTTTCATCCAATCCTCAACCTCTTCAGTGGCCTTCTTGTAGTCTTCTTCCACGCCCAGGACTTGCACTGCGTTCAGCGTGGCAATTTTGTACGTTTCATGGCACAAGTCGTTATACAATGCTTCCTTTTGGGAAACGTACCCTTTTATGAGGGTTATTACGTCCTCTCCGCTTTTGAGTCGGCGGAAGAGTGTTTCGAGAAAGTATGCATTTTCTTCGATTTCTTTCTTAGTCCGTTCTCTCGATGCGAGTCTGCGTTCCAATTCGCGTTTTACTTCTTCTTTTGCTGTCATGATGTTTGTCTCCTTTCTACTCCCTGGGACTTCCTTGTCCCTCTTTCTGATTATATTATAACACGTATTTTAATTATGTCAACACTATTTTTGATTATTTTTTTGTATTTCTATGGTGTATCCGTACTTCTCCACAATCTCACTGAGTTCTACATACTTCATGGATCCATTTTTGATTTTAGCATTAAGATTCTGCTGGAACATGCCGTTTTCGCGGGCGATTTCTGCTTCCGACTTATCTACATCGACAAGCCACTTTTTCCACATCTTTTGAAATTGTTCTTTTGTCATTTTTGCATCACTCCCATCTATTGATTATATACTATTACACATTTTATAAAATGTCAATGACATTATTTTATTTTTAAAAATAATTAATTTTAGTGTTGACAACATATAGTAACATGTGGTATAGTTTAGACAACAAGAAAAACAGTGTTACGGAAAGGAGAAAACATCATGACAATGTTAAAGAACGCGTACATAATCGACGGAGAAGAATTACAGAAGAGAATCTCGAGTGAAATGGAACCGCTCAAATACAGCTACCGCGAATGGCGGTTAGCTGAACCCGGCTCATCTGATTCTGAAAACTGCTACATTAATTACAGAGCTAATGTAGCAGTTTTAGGAGAACTGTTTCGCCTCCAGGGGTTAGACGGCACACAGGTGGCAATGATTATAAACAACATCAAGGATTTGGCAGAATACGACACCATTAAATACAGAATTAGTGTCTTGGACGGAAAAATTGACGCCCTCGGAACAAAGATGTACGACATCGTTAAAACTTTCAAAGTCGAGGACGACGGTGAAAGTGAAAAACCGCGGTATTATGCGGTTAAAGCTCAGCGAGACGAATTAATCAAGCGCCGTAGCGCATTAATATGGAAAATCGCTAGATAGTATGTACGGGGGCCGAAAGGCTCCCGGATACAAGAAAGGGAGTATAAATCATGAAATTAACAGCAAAAGAATTGAAAGAATTGGAATTAATCAAAGACTTCACCGGTTATAACTATGTAATAGAACCGTTGCCGGAACCGTTGACCGTCGGCGTAGAAACGCACAGAATCGCCGTTTATAAAACGGTTAATGGTACCAATACTTATCGCCCGATCATCACGGCGACGGACGATGAAGAACTTGCCAGTCGCACAAAAGCCGTACTAGCAAACATGACAGCCCGATTCGGTGAAATTATGCCGTACTTGCTCAACAAGAATGTCGGCGGTGACAAATTTTATGTCACCTATTGGCCAGAAATCGGGGTAAAAGATAACCCGAAAGTATGGTACAACTTATGCCGCGGCGGTAAGACCATTTCAGTCATGTTGGAACGTGAAACGTTATTAACACTAACGCATGCGTTGGAACGTGTATTAGCTTGATTGTTAGGGGCCGCAAGGCCCCTAGAAAGGATGATACTATGAAGAAGGCTTATTATTTTTACTACATGCTCGAACGTCCCGTATCTATCGGTACTCAGCCCGATAAGTTCGTAAGCTTTACGGATGAACAGGGCGTGACGCCGTCTAATCATCACCATTGGGGCATTGTCTACTATGACCGCCCATTGAGTGATAAAGAAATGAATGACTATGAAATGGAATACGGCGGCGTTGCAGATAGTTTTCCGTGGCAGCATGGTATAATGACGACAGAAGGAGGATGAAAACTATGAAATACGATGTAACTTACTCTTGCGGCCATACTGGTAATGTCCAGATCTACGGCACGGCCGCCGAAAGAGAAAAAAAGATTACCTGGTACGAAAATTACGCAGTCTGCCCAGACTGCTATGAAAAGGCCCGGCAGGAAGAAGTCGCAACAGCGGCTAAGCAGGCTAAAGCAGACGGACTTCCGGCATTGACCGGCAGTGAAAAGCAAATCCGGTGGGCTGAAAGTATCCGCCAGAAAAAAATGGCAGCGGCTCGTGAATGGCTGTCTCGTCATCCAGGTGAACAGGCAGATAAATGTCTTGCCTGGTACGGCAGTCATGCCAGTGCGTCCTGGTGGATTGACCACCGGGACGAACGTCCCCAGCGGACGGCCAAGTCGGGCGTTGCAGAATGGAATAAATAGGAAAAGGACGGCTCGCAATGAGTCGCCCTTCTTTTTTTATTCTATTACGCGGATAAGTCCCAGCTGGCACGCGGCCATTTTAGCCAGCGCACGCACATCGTTGACTATCGTATAATACGTGTTGCGGTCAATCCCCAACTCTACTGTCGTTGCCTTCCAGCTTTCCCGGTGATGGTATTTGCAGGTAGCTACACGACGTGAAATGTCGTCCAGGGCTTCATATACTCCGGATACGAGTCTAAGCCAGCGTTCGGGCCGCTTGATGACGACGCCGTCGCTCAGTGTCACTTGCTTTAGCTCTGTGGCCAGCCGTATCCCTTCTAATGCTGTCGGGTCCGATACAAAGGCATGGCCGTTACTGCCGCCGCTATGGCCGCCCGTGACGTTCTCCCTGGCCAACCGCACGGCCCGCTTGATTTCTCGTTCCCGGTAAAACACGAGTTCTATATGCCGCGTCGTGGAGTCAATCGCGGCGCGCTGATTGTGGTGCATGTGCATCCCCTCCCATCGTTACGACTCTCACTATTCCGGCGTTATGGATACGCCGCCAGCACTGTAAGCATGGTTCCGGGGTCGGCAACTCTTTTCCGGTTTCTACGTCCATGCCCCATAAGTACAGGGTAGCTCCCTGCATTTCCCGGCGGCTGGCCGATATGATCGCATTCTCTTCAGCGTGCACAGATACGCATTTTTCCACCATCTGCCCGTGTGGTACTTGATGCAGACGGCGGTAACATTTTCCGGTATCACAACAGTTCCGTTCGCCTCGCGGTGCGCCGTTATAACCGGTGCTGACAATCTCGTCGTTGTTGACGATGGCAGCCCCGTAGATGCGCCGTAAGCACGTGGCACGCTGTGCTACGGCTTTAGCTATTCCCAAATAGTACGCGTCCTTAGACGGGCGTACATAGCCGTCGTTCATGGGGATAAACGTCGGGATTTCGTTGTATTGCGCACGTATAAATAGCGCCGCGTCGCACCTGCCTTCTAAATCCAGCTTCCGGGATATTGCTAATGCTGTTTCCTTGAACTTCTCATCGTTGTCTTCCACTTTATAGCGAATGAGAGCTAGTGTATCCCTAGCTGCCTCCTTCGTGGTGTAAATCACTTCCATTTTCCCGTCACTTCCTTTTCCACATGAAGAGTGGTGAACGATGCGTGCCGATGTGATGCGCGTCCAGGTCGCGGTTACTCTTCTTCGTTTCCCATGGATAGCGCTTCCTTTTCTTTTCGGCGTACAGCTGCTTTTCTTCATCGCTCATCTGATGGATTTTTACTTCTCCTGGTGCATACCAATTTTTCATGTTTACCACCTGTTCTTTCAACGTTATGCTTTAAGAAAGCCCCAGGCCAGCCATGTTCCGGGGCCGCCTGTCATTTATCCGCAGCAGTTGTATTCGCAATCATTGGGTCTGATTGCCCAGTCATCACTAAGCATGTCCGCCTGGCTTGCGAGCCAACCGACCTGCTCGCCTTGTGTACCCACAAAAACGATCGCCGCGCTTCCCATAGTCGTATGATTAGTGTTGACTGCGTATCCATCCGGGTTGACATAGCTGATTGCTGTCCCGAGTACGATGTACTGTTCTTTGCCGTTCCATCCGCGGCGATAGCACTTTCTACCTTTTTTCAAGTATTCCAGCATTTCGCCAAACGTCAATTTAGTTTCTGCTTTAGTTTCAAAAGGTTCATACGTTTTTCTGAAAATATCCGGTTTGCACGGGTATTGCTCGCCGTTGACTCCTGTAATGATATAATCTCCGATGCTGGCTTTCATGTCGCCTTCCAGCGTATGGATAATCATTTCTTTGTTGGCCCGGTAAGCTTCAATCACAACAGGTTTCTTTACGTATTTAGCCATTTTCCATCTCTCCTTTTTCGTCCATGCTTTTACTCATAGCTACTTTAACTGTTTCTATCGTGCATTAACTTCCATTATCGTCACCCCGACAATCTTTCTTGCTTTTTCCTGCATCTGTATACATTCTAAAATCCCCAGCTTACCATAATATTATTGTCGTTGAGTGCCACTTTATAGCCGTCTTCGTCGAGCTTTTGTGTCAATGCTTTGTCTACGCTGCTATCGCCCGTTAGAGCCAGCGTGACGTAGTTTTTGCCACTAAGGTACGCACGTTCAATGACTTCGTCTATGTGTTTCGTGCTAATGTCCGTTTTTCTCACTCCCTTCTTTCGGTTCTAGTAATTCCGGGTTTTCGTACGCGTTGCCAATGACTTTGATTCGTCCATCGTCGCAAATAAGCATCTCCAGGTCGAACGTGACGAACGGGTACTGTTCGTCTGCTATGCAACGCGCCAGCAATATCCCCATTTCGTTGTCTATGACAAAACGTTTCTTCATGTCTTTATGCGTGACTTCGACAATATCGGCTTCGTAGATCATCACGTCATCATGGCTGTCGTCGTAGTAAGTCGTCCATGGCATGAGAGTTACTTCGTCAAATCTTGCGGAGATGACTTCATCTTTCGCTCTTCCTTTGATTCGACGCTTCCGGAAGTCGATTTCCGATACGTGCATCATGACTTTCTTATCGTGGTGCCATGCCCGGTAGGTAATCCATTGCGGTTCCATGCTATTCGCCGTCCTCTCCTTCTCCAGTAATCAGATTGCCAGGGCATTCGTTAGGCCCCAGCCCGATACACCAATCCAAAATCGCACAAGCTTCGCAACCTTCGCGGTTGGTGCCTGCTCCTAGTCGCTGGCAGTACAGCCACAAATAATAGGTAGCGTCCAATGCGCGAAAGTCGTCGATGTCTTCATAGTTGACATCCTTGTTCAGCGTCCGTGCGGCGGTTGCATCTAAAAGGCGTGTTGACCGTTTCTTGCTTAATTTCACCTGTAGTAGGTCCATCGCTAAATCACGGGTAACTTGAAGGCGTCGGACGTTTTCTTCGCTGCCATCTTTCCCAGCCTGCGTAAAAGCGTTGGCGTACTGCTTGAGCAGTTCTTTGTAGATTCTTTCTGTTTCATCATTCATTGCTCATCAGCTCCTTATTAAGACAACGTAGACGGTCAATATATTACTCAGCTTCATGTTTATCCTTTCTTACCTTGGTTAATCGTTTTAGATTCCCTTCTACGAGCTTTTTCTTTAGCTTAGGGTGTAGTTTATAGAGCGGATGTTTTAAGTCCGTTATTTCGCTCACAGTGATTTCTACGCGCGGGTCTTCGGCGTCGATACCAGCTATCATCGAGCCACCCATTTCAGCAATGTAACCGTCGTCTTCGATGATGCCCGCACTTTCAAGTATATCTGCCGTTGCTTGGACCAGCCCGAAAAGATCGGGCCAGCCCTTGCGGTTCGGCATGTAATACTTCGCGGTCATCTTGACGGCGCAGTCAATCGGATGAATCGGCCTTCTTTGGAGTTTTAACTTCCATATAGCGTCTTTGGCATATTCTCTATAAGCTTTGCCTTGTATAAGACCGCAGCGCGTCTTTTGGAGCGAATTTTTCTTAGTCATTGGTCGTCCATGGATGACGAAACGGTAAGTCATTCCTTTTCTCCGAAAGTGCGGAGCAATAAGTCGATGAGGTGTTGTTCCTGGTTTTCGATGATTTCATCATCTTCTTCGTCGTCCATATCGTCCGGATCTTCTTCTGGGCATTCCGGGGCAATATCGATAATGTGTTCCGTCGTTACCTGGAACGGTTCGTTATTGAGTGCAGACTTTGCTACGATGAGCATCACGTCTGCCAGGTGTGTCCGCATCGTAATGTCTTTGTAGTTAAAGCCTTCTATAGTGATGGAGAATTTCTGGTCCGGGCTGCTGATACCCAGGATGGTTGCCAATGTAGCTTCGAGGTTGATTCTTTCTGCTTTAGTCATGTTTTTCATGCTCCTTTTCTTTAACTTCTTCATTAGTGATTAAAAAATCTAAATACTGCCGGGCCTTCATGAGGTCCTTTAGCGGCGTCCCTTTAGCCGGGTATCGGTACAGGTACTTGACGATATTGCCGATGTACATTGCATCAGCTCCCGTCGCCCCGCTGGTCATGATTTCAATGGCCTTCGTACATTCCGTACCGCGCCAGGTGTAGTGGTTCGGGTGCTGTATGTCATTCATCTGCATCATTCCTTTCTATAGCATTGCTTCAAAAATGCTTTCAAAAATCGGCACAGGTATTGAGTTACCAGCCTGCTTATACAGCGCTCGCCTGGAGCTGACTCCCGCGGCCGCTTCAAAATCTCCGTCGTTGTATCCTTGTAGCCTCCAACATTCTCTTTCCGTCAAGTATCTGTATTTGCCATTACCTATGGGAAGACAGCCGCTACCCGGCGCTCTGTCTGGTCGCTCCGTGATTGTATAGCAGTAATCTTTGATAATCGGCAAGCGGCGCACAGTCCCCGTTTTCCCGATTGCCCGTAACATACTGGGCGCCTTGACGGTATAAAAGTCGTCTACCGGGCCGTTTTCTAAATAGTTGGAAATGGGTTGCATAGGCTTTCGTTCAAGTGCATCAAAGTCAAAATCTTGGCCGCCCAACACCGATATGGTGAATATTCGCTGTCTGGCTTGCGGTAGGCCGAAGTCTCTAGCATCCAACATGCTAAAGTTGCTTGTGTAGCCCAGCTTTTTCAACTCGGTCATGTACCGCTCATGGTTATGCACCATGTAGCGGCTTCTTACATTTTTCACATTTTCCCAGATTATAATTCTCGGTCGCCACAATCCCATGTTTTTGACGATATTTAGCGTTTCCCACATGAGCGACGATCGAGTCCCGCTTCCGGGGTCCGCTCCCTTTTGACGGCCCGCGATGGAAAAGTCCTGGCAAGGGCTGCCGTGAATGAGAATATCCGGCTGTGAACGTACTCCCGCCTAGAGAGGCGGGAGCTTCCTGCTTCAACGAGAACAGCGCTACTGACTCCAAAGAGTTGCGGCGGCTTACACTCTCTCCACAGGCGTAGATTCCCGTGCGACCCACGGTATTTTATGGATTACGTCAGTTAAAGTGCCACCACTTTTCTCCTGGTTCTGGCAGGGGCCGTTTATAAAAATGTTCCATGTTACTCATCTCCTTCATCTCGTAATTTTTTCAGCAGCTCCGCGGCTTTCTCGATACGTTTCGCGATGGCGTCTTTATTACTAAGCGACCTTTGGTAATTTTTGAAGCAATTACCGACTGCGATATTCAACGTGTCTTTCATTTATGCTTGTTCCTTTCCAACACTTTATTCCTTGCCTGGTGTGCGACGCCGGGTCGCGGCCCGTGGCACTTTATCGCCCGTGGCCGACATTCCCGATCATCTGCACATACCGGCATGAGTTTCCCGTCTACCGTCACCACATAGTGCCGGTAGCCAGTGAGCTTCTTATGACAGTAATAGCAGCGTGTCACATTGCATCACCGCTTACTGGTTGAGCCGTTCTTTCAGAATCGAACCAGCCTTGAATTTCATGCTGTTGTGGCCCGTTGTTTCCACGGCTTCCCCGGTCTGCGGATTACGTGCCGTCCGCGGTGCTACGTACTTCTTTTCAAAAGTGCCGAATCCCACAAAAGTGATTTTGCAATCCTGCGCTACCAAGTCGGCGATAGTGCCTAACATTTCATCAACTACACGGGCGCAAGTGCTCTTTGTCTTGCCGCTCCGCTGTGCTACGGTGTCAATAAACTGTTTCTTCGTAATATTCTTCATTTTTTATTTCTCCTTATTTTGTAAAAACATGAAATACTTTTCTTTTTCGTGGTATTTTTTTCTTTCGTATTTCAATAAAGACTTGCAAATATTGTCTTTCCAAACCTTTTTCAGAGCATGAAGTACGTCCAGTTTGACTTGATGATAGATTTGCTTTAGGTCATCCTCTGTTTCGACATGAAAAGGATATTCCTTGCCCGGTTCGGTTATCTCGTAACGCCACCATGTCAAGCCTTCTTCTTTTAGTTCATATCCAGCGTTAGCAAAATCCTGTTTTATCTGCTGTATCGTGGATAATTGGCCCGGCTTATAGCCCATTAGTTCATCAATAGATGCATTAAGGGCCATGGCAATACGTGCAAATATATCAATAGTCGGTATACGCTCCCCCCTCTCATAATTTCCCAAAGCAATGCGTGTGATATTAGCTTGCTTTGCTAAATCAGACTGTGTAAAGCCACGTTTGAGTCTGTACTCTTTAATTCTTTCTCCGATAGCTTTTTTATCAAAATCCATATGCCTGCCTCCCCGGTCTAGAACGGGATTTCTTCGTCAGGGGCTTCGCTGCCCATGTTGCTAAAACCGCCGTTATCGGCCCTCATTGGTCGTACAACCTTCGTAATGCGGTTGACAAGCAAAGTTCACACAATTCATCCCGCCAGTCGTAAATGAAGCCTTCCTGGAATTCGTCGAGATGCACCCACATGTCGTTCATCGCGGCGAATCGGTTGCGCCCGAATCCGTATTTATCGTGAAGGCAGCTGAACAATAATGTCGTCGCCCAGTCCGTGCCGCTTTCGGCGCTGTTTTCTGAATACGTTTTCTAGACTCAATGGTTCTTACTCCCTTCGTGTTCAGCAATGCGGCGAATTACAAAGTCCGCACACGGTTGCGCCATGCCATTCCCAATAGCCTTGTACCTAGCTGAGTCGCTGCATGTCTTATCTTCGATGAGCGTCCAGTTATCCGGCAGGCCTTGCAGCCGTTCACATTCAAGCGGCGTTAACTTGCGTATTGCCAATTCGTCAATCATTGCGACCATCTCCATCTGCTACTAGGTTTTCACTGCCCCCCCCATTTACACCGCCACTGGCTAGGAGACAAGCTGCTTTGTCATCGGCAGTTATTTCTTCATAACTCAATCTTGAATAGGTGAGCGGTATTTGATTACCGCCTGTACCCATTCTTGCTTGCAGTGTCGGGGACTTGTCGCTTACTCGTATTGCGTCGCAAGCGTGGCTCATGTCATAGCACTTTGCCGTTTCAATACCGTTTCCAGTATCGGCGGCAACATCTTGTTGTGTTGCTTTGCTCGTCGCAGTATTCCTTGACAGGCTTTCGGGCTTAAAAAGTATTTCTTCTGTACCCCCACCTGTATAATCTGCGACAAGGAAGATTCTGCGGCGTCTTTGGGGGACTCCCCAATATTGGGCGTCCAGTGTTCGCCACACGACGCAACAGATTCTGCTTCTAACCATTCCGGCACCTGCCCACTTTCCGTGTCCAGGTATTGGAATTTCGGTTTCTGTGAACGCTTCAAGCACGGCTTTAAAGTCCATCCCTTTATTACTTGTATAGGCTCCTGTGACGTTTTCCCACACGGCGTATTTTGGATACTTGCCGTTTGTTGCCCGTCGCATTTGTCGAATAATTTCAATTGCTCGTACAAAGAGGCCGCTCCTTTCTCCTGCCAGTCCTGCCCGTGCGCCTGCTATTGACAGGTCCTGGTTATTCCGACATCGGGATAACCAGGATAATACCGAAGAAATAATTATCCCGAAGTCAGACGAGAAAGCCGCTTAATAGGCCGCTTCTTCATGAAAACTTCGGGATAACAAATCATTTAAGT